AGATTTTAATTTAAATTATTCTAAATATTTTTACTTCAATGATCCTTTAAATTATAATATTAATAAATTTTATGGACTTAATATTATTAAATGTCCTGACCCTAGATGTTTTGCTGTAAGAAAAGATATATTAAGTAATTTTATTGATTTTAATATATCAACTGAAAATTTTGGTAAAGGACTAGAAATATTTCTTTCGTTTTTTTGTCATCAATCTAATAATAAATATATCTGTAGAGATGTGTCAAGAAAAATAAATATTAATATTGATTTAAAAGGTTTTAAAACTCTTCTTTCTATAAGTGATAAAAATCCTAAATATAATAAAAAATTAAATATTTATATGGAAAATATTTCATCAAATGTTTATTTTAATTTAGAATACTTTGATAAAATTTACAATAATAAAGGCCCTGAAATCTTAATAGGCGTTTCAAGACCAATTATGAACAAAAACCTTATTAAAAATAATTATAGAAAACCAATTGATGATTTCGTAATGAACGATAATAAAGAAATAACAGAAGAGATTAAATTATATGAAGCATAAAATTCTTGTTGTAGGTTCTGGTCTTTATGGCTCAGTATTAGCTAGCGAATTAGCTAAAAAAGGATATTTTGTAGATGTCTTAGACAAAAGAAATCATTTTGGTGGCAACTGTTATACTGAAATTAAAAATAATATACCAGTACACAAGTATGGCCCTCATATATTCCATACAAACAATCAAAGAATTTGGTCATACATGAATGGAATTGTAAAATTTAACAATAAAAAACAACATACTAAAGTTATTTATGAAGACAAACTATATTCATTTCCAATAAATCTTTTTACTTTAAATCAAGTCTATGGTTGTATTACTCCTGACCATGCCAAGAGTATCCTTGAAGATAAAAAGTTAAGTATAGCTGATCCTAAAAACTTAGAAGAATTTTGTTTGGCAAATATCGGCAGAGAGCTTTATGAAATTTTTATAAAAGGATATACGAAAAAACAATGGAATAAAGATCCAAAAGAATTACCAGTTTCTATAATTAAAAGAATACCAATTAGATTAAATTACAATGATAGATATTTTGATGACAAATTTGAAGGTATACCAACAAATGGATATACTGAAATATTTGAAAAACTTTTAGATAATCCAAAAATCAAAGTTATTTTAAATACAGATTTCTTTGAAAACAAAAACTTTTATTTAAAAAATTATAAGAAAATAATTTACTCTGGTAAGGTAGATCAATATTTCAATTATTCTTATGGGTTGCTTGAGTATAGATCATTGAGATTTGAAGAAACATTTCATAAAAATGATTATCAAGGAAATTCTATTATTAATTATACAGATGAAAAAATACCTTATACTAGAATATTTGAATCTAAGTTCTTTCACGATGAAACAGTAACTGGATCATGGATAACAAAAGAATATCCACAGGATTATAATGTTCAAGAAGGCAATGAACCATATTATCCAGTACCAACAAGTAAAAATAAAGAAATCTATGAAAAATATGTTAGCCTAATGAATGATGATCAAATTATATTTGGCGGAAGATTAGGAAAATATCAATATTATAATATGGATCAAGTAGTAGCTAGTGCTTTAACTCAATCAGAAAAATTTTGATAACTTAAAACAATGCTTTTTATAAAAGAACAACCAACAAAATCTGGTAAATCTAACATGTTTTCAAATGGGTCAGTATAACTCAAAGATAGATTTTTAAAATCCTTTTGAAAGTAATTTTTTTTATAAAAGTAAGGTTTAACATCATGCTTGTAAGAAATAAAATTTACATCCATGTCAGTGCCTTCATATGCATAATTTAAAAGCTTATATGAAGGATTAACTTTAATGTTATACATTAATGAAAGAATCAAATAAGAATATTTATATAAATCTAAATCTGGTTCATGTTTTTCATTATCAATATTACAAAAAAAAGAAATTTTAATTAAGTCTTCTAGTATTAAAAATGCAGATTTGAAAAAATCATATGAATAAAATGCACTAAAGTAAATAATCGATGTCATAGGATAAAAACTATAATTATATTTACTTCTTGATAGTTTTAATATTAAAGACAACTCATCGTTTTCCTTTTGATCAATCTGATAAACTAAATTTTGTAAATTAAAATCAGATTCATCAATGTTTTTTAATAAGTTATCAGTATCTAAAATCATAAAATTTTCTAGTGGAAAATTATTTCTATAATTTAAAATACATTGATGAAAATCAAAATTTAAACTACAAGTTTTTATCCTATCTGAATTGTAATAAAATAAATTAGGATGACTATTAATGTTGTTTTTTATACCATCAACTGAATTTTCAGTCTTTATAAGATATATGAATAATTTGTCTTCAAGTTTTTTCATCTTGAACGATTCAATTAATAATTCAATTTGCCATTGATAATAAGGAGTATCTTCTGCTATTGTTAAAAAGTGCATACTTTAAAATAATTACATTTCTAAATATTTTTTAGCTGCATTCTTAAAAATAACATCTTTTCCAAAAGATTTTAAATAATTGTATATTTTATTTATAGATTGATTGTTTTGATTATCAAGCAAAGATTTAAGTATTGAATCGTCTTCTGTTTTAATCCATTTTGTTAAATCCATAGTAAATTCAACTTCTTTAATATCAAATTTATTAAAATCTAATTCAGACAAAACCATAGATACTTTTTCTTTTTCATTCTCGTGTAATAAATAACCAATTACAAAATCAAAATATCTAGGTAATCCCATGTGAGGCAAACTTATTTTAAGACCTGAAAACATTTTTCCAAACATCCCAGTAATATAAAGATTATTTAAAAAACTAAATATTGGAGTAGATGAACTATTAACTGAATTTCTTAAAGTTCTAATAAATAGTTTTGGATAATCTTTAAAATTATCAATGTTTTTTTTAATTGAAACTAAATCACTTCTTTCTATCTTTTTATCTTTATTAAACTTTGAACTTAATTCGCAAAAAGTAATAATCAAAGCTGGATTTGTTTTAAATGTAAACGAAGTTGAATTTAATAATTTAATATTATTGTTGGCAATATCATGCATTCCTCCAACAGGATCAGAAATATCATTGTTGTTGCCATTTGAATCTTTAAGCTTTAAATAAATAGCATTAACAGAAAAATCTCTTCCTTTTGCATCTTCAGAAATAGATGAAGTAAATTTTCTAAGTTTATCATTGCCAATTTTAAATTTAATATTGCTGTTTAAAGTACTTATGTAAACAAGATTTCCAGAAACAGATGCTGTAACTTCCATTTCGTTGTTTTGCTCATCTACTTTACTTATATAAAAAAAATATTTATCATTAGTTTCATCAGGTAAATTTTTATATTTTTCTATATTTCCAATTTCTCCTTTAGGTTTAACTTGCTGAAAATCATAACTTGATTGATTTAAAATCATTTTAATTTCATCTGGAGAAGCATTTGTTACACAAGTGTAATTGTAAAATGTTTCATTTGATAAATGATTTCTTAAAGAACTTCCAGTAAGCCAAATAGTTTTCTTTTTCAAAGATGGAGATTCTTCCTCTCCATCTTTTTTTATAGTCGTATACCCAACATTTACAGAATCAGAATTGTTGAAACTATCAATAATAGGCTGCAAAGCAGAATTAGTCTGACTATTTACAAAAAATGGCTTCAAGTAAGGAACAGTAGACTTCTTCTGTAATTTTACTTTTGGCATGTAATCTTCATTTTCAAATATATTCATTTTTCCCATCCCATTTTATATGCTGCGAAACTTAAGAATAATCCAATTGCAATTTTAAAAAATAAATCTGCCATAAACTTTAACCTGCTTTTAAAATCTTCATTGAAAACTTTAATTTCTCTTGTGTCTCCTTTAACTTCCCATATCTTAGTCTTATGACTATCAATTTTTTTAAATAACTCATCAATGCAATCTTTTGCTTTATCAAATTCAGATTTAAGATAATCAATTTCTTTATTAATAATAACCAAATCTTTTTGCTCTATAATTTTAATTTTATTTTCTAAATTTGAAAAATTATTCATAAATTCTTCAATTCTCTCGATTTTTTTTATAGACTCAAATTGCTGAGCTTTTATATTTTCCAAATGAATATCAGTTTTTGAAATCATAACTGCAATTTCTTTAATAGAATCGCTAAGTTGCAAGAAATTATAATTTGCTTGAAATGCATCATTATTATTATTATTTTTTAAAACCATATTATATTTATGGCAAATTTGTTAATTTTATATTAATTTAAAGTAAATAATATTAGAGGTGAATTATTATGGATGAAATTAAAAGTGACGAAGTAGATAATATCGTACCAGAAATTGTAAATATAGAAAACAAACAGCCTGTCGTTGAAGAATACACAGGATTAATTGGAGATGAATATTTACTAGGTTTGTATAGAGAAATATTAGAAGATATTAGAGTTGATAGAATTGAAGTAGATGGCCTTTTATCAAATTTTACAGATATGGTTTTTAACGGAGGAGATGTAAGTAGCTCTTCTAAAGAAGCTGTAGTAAATTTAACAAAAATTAAAAGTGATATATTAGATAAAAAAACTAAAATGGCAGATTTGTTAACTTCTCTTAAAATTAAAGAAAAAAATAACTCTAAAGCTTTAACAAATCAAACGAATCACATACATATTACAGATAGACGCTCCATAATAGAAGCTCTTAATAATGTAAAGGATAAAGAAAAAAATGAATATATCGATTCTTGAAGCATGGCTAATTAATGAACAAGATCCTGTCGTTGGCGGTGGCCCTGAATCACTTGCTGGTGTTCCATCAGATTCCCAACAAGCATTTTTACCAGGTGCTGGAGCTAAAATGCCACCATCAGAAGATAATAATGTTGCAAACTTAAATGATAAAATCTCTGGTAGTGCCCCTGAACAACTTGAACCAAAACCAGCAGATAAACCAGATCCATCAAATGATCCAGCTTCTCCTGATATGCCAGAAGAAGCAAAAGACTTTGATTATGATACTTGGGAAAGTGATTACTTTAAAGAAACTATTAAAGGCGATACAAACAAACTTATTAATATGATTCAAAAAGTAAGAGATTATGATCTTGATCCACATCGTAGAAAGTTTGTTGAAGATAATCTTCAAATTTGCTTTTTAAGACAACAAGCTAATATTGAAAAAGTATCTAACGAAATTAGAAAATTAATAAAAGAAGAATTAGATCAAAACAATCCTTCTGTTTCTTTGACTAACCACATAATCAATAGCTTACAAAGCTCTCCTGATGTTGCAAATGTATTCATTAAGCTAATTGGACTTCATGGACTAAAAGGCGATCTACATAGAAAATTCATAGCCTCCTTGCTGTTATCAGTTCAAGTTGGATCTGGTGGCTTAAATGAAGATTTAGTATTTAATCAAAAAGATTATTCAATTAAGATTTCAACTAGAATGAATTCTAAATTTGGATCTGTTGATCTAGGAAGATGGTTCATGACTGCTGATGAACCAGAAAAATATCTATCTGATTCAGAAATAGAAAGATTAGAAAATGGAGCACCTGAAGAAAAAGATATTCTAAGAAAAAGAATTATAATTGATAGCATTTCTAGCTTCTTTAAAAAAAGGTCTTTTTTAGTAAATGTTGTTAATGAAGATGGAACTATATTCATGCTGGGATTAGATCTTTCTACAGCATTGAAATCTGCATATAACAAAGGCAAGATAATTGTTCAGTTTTATGAAAATGAAAACTCAGAAGCGATTATTGATAAAGATAATAATATTATTACTGCTTCTGATGTTAAAATATTATATCAAAAAGATACTGGTGAACTTGATGAATCAGGAAAACCTATTAAGCAAAATATAGAATTTATGGCAAGAAGAGATGGCGTTCTATTTTTAATTGCCAGTGAAGAAATTGTAAAAGAAGCTGCTTATTCTTTTACTGGTATTAACATTAAATCTATACCTTATAATGGCAACCCAAGTGATTTGAAAGTTTTGCAAAGATGCATTCCTTCTGCACCTGAAATGTTGCTTAGAAATTGCTAAACTATGAAAACTTTTTTAGAATTTGCCTTTGCACAACATAAAGAAACAGAAGAAAGACTTAATCTAGTAAAAAAGATTCTTGAAAAAGATGGATTAAGAGTAGATTCTTTTCTAGGTGAATCAAAGCCATATATATTTTGTTTTAATCCTTTGAATAATTTAGATTTTGAAGGAATTAGAATATTTGAAAATGGTCAAACTATGTCATTTCAAGTTTGCAAAACAAAAGAAACTTTACCATATGGATTAGCTAGAGCTTTAGATATTAATGATTTATTCAATCAAATATGTAATGTCGAAGCTGAAAAAAAAGAAGCTACTGAAACATTAGTTAAAGAAGTTGCATTGGAAATTAGAAAGTTTTTCAAACACTCTAAATTTGCAGAAGATGAATTAATGGGAAAAATTATTGATGGTCAATCTGCTGGTGATAAAGCTGGCTCAATCGTTGTTAGAAATACTGGTACTGATTATTCAAACCAAGTTTACTCCAAAAATGGATTTGGTCTTTAATATGGCTGAAGATCCTTTCTATTCAAAAGATTTACCAAAAGATTTTGGTAAATCAACTAAAAGACTAGGGCCTAAAACATTAGGAAAAGGTTCTATAATTGCATTCAAATATGACTTCTTTAAACATGACCCATATCCTACCATAATAGTAACTAAGCTTACTACTAAATATATTTCTGGCTTAAACATACACGCATTAACATTTTATACAATAAAAGAACTTCTTGGCAAAAAATTCAATGCCTGTGGAAATCCTAACTTTGGATACAATTTAGTAAAAGGAAGTGGATATATAATAAAAGCTTATAGGAAATATAAAAAAGTTGGAATGCGAAGCGTTAAAATATTTGATTGTGATGCTTTTTTAAACATTATTGGAATTGCAAGAGTTTTAACACCAAAAGAAGCAAGTATTATTAGAAATGATGTTAGTAATCAAATAAATAACAATACAAATATAAACGCTGATCAAATAACTAGATTATAAAATAATAATGTTTAAGGCTAATTAATGGCAGATGCAGGTATCGATAACCTAAATAGAAACATTGAAGCTTCTCTTGCGGAAGTAGCAGCAGCTATGTCTAATATTAAAGAGGTAAGAGGCACTTCATATGTTCCAGAACGAAAAGAAGAAAAAAAAATAATTGAAAGTATTGCCGAAGATTTAAAAGGTATAGGTAATTTCACGGAAGGAATGGAAGATGTTGCAAAAGAATTTGAAAGTATTATAAATGAATATAAAAAATCTATAGAAAAACAAGGGAAACAAGGCGGAAATAAACCAGGTGATGTTCAACAAAGAATTAAAGAAGCTACAAAAATAAATGCAAAGTTAGAATCAGTAAAAAAGATGAACCTTTATCTAGGTACTCAGAAAAAATGGCATGATGCTCAACTTGGAGTTTTAAACGGTATACTACAATGCTGCTTAACAGGAAAATCAATTTCATCTGAATCTACATCTGAATCTATACCTGGTTCTCCGCCTGGTTCTCCTCCTGATTCTCCATCTGGAGATGCAGATAAAAAGGGATTAGAAAGACTTGTCAGAAATTTACAAAAACAGCTAGAAGGAAAAGACGGTTTTAAAGACTTTGATTTTAAAAAGCTGCTTGATAATGAACTCGGAAATAATATCAAAGAAAGTTTAAGCGATATTATTGTTGGCGATGTAAGTCTTTTTAGAGGAATAACAAGAAATATAAATGATATACAAAGGCAATTGTTTAAACTTAAAAGCGGAGGATCATTACTTGAAAGCATAACAGGTGGTATTTTTGAAGGTCAAAAAGAATATGAAATAAATATAAGAAAAGCACTTTATGAAACTGCTGGAGCAACAAAAGAAAGTGAAAAATTATTTAATGTAATGTCTGACCTTGGCAATACAGTAGAAATAACTGGCGTAAGACAAGAAGAAACATTGAAAAGTATAGTTAAACTTTCAAAAATGGGTATTAAATATGATGGTGATTCTGAAAAATATAAAAAGAAAATATTAGACCTATCTACAACAACTCTTAATACCGAACAACAACTTGGACTTGAAGCTGGAGCCTTAACAGAAGAATTCGCTCAACTTTATAGAACTGGTACTCTAAATCAAAACTCTATTGCCAATTTAGGCAGAGGTATGCAAGAAGTAGCTAGAACAACTGGTATAAGCGGTGAGCAATTTAAAAAAGTTTTAAGTGCTAGTCAAGGAATAGTAGATGCAATGAGAAAAGCATCAACTCTAACTTCCTCTGCTGGTAAAAATATCTATCAATTAGGAGCAAGTGCAGAAAAATTTGGAGTTGCAGAAAAATTTGGAGAATTAACAAAAGCTGCAAGCAGCACAGTAAATTTATTCAAAGAAGCTAGTGATGGAACCAGAACATTGCTTATGAATGCTGCAAATGCAGCTGGAAGACTTGGAGATTTACAAGCTGGTACATTATTAAGAAGCAAACAAGGAATTAAAGATTTAAGTAAAGGTGTTAACCAAGTATTTAAACAGTTTGGAATCGAAAGTGCAGATGCTATTGATAGCTTGTCAGATGAATCAAAAATGAGACTTAACTTAGTTCTATCTAGCTCTTTTAACTTAGAACTTGGAGAAGTAAAAGGCGTATTAAAAACATTAGATGAAGCTGGGAAAACATTTAGCGACAAAATGATTGACCTTAATAATCAATTATCAAAAAATATTAGCCTTGAAAAGAAAACTGCTATTCTTGAAGAACAAAGAAAACTTAAAAATGATACAAGCATGAGTATCTTAGGTGTTTTAAGTGAATCTGCTGAAACAGCTAAAACTATGGATGAAGCTTTTTCAAGATTTGGAAGTAAAAGAAAAGAATTTGAAGGAGATTTGAAAGCATTAGGAATTGGTGGATCTAACAAAGATGTAATTCGTGAAACAATTAATCAATCTTTAACTAGCGTAAATGCTGCATTAAGTAAATCTGGCTTAAAAGAAATTTCATTTAGTGCAGAAGAAATGACAAAGGCTTTAGAAGATCCTCAAGCATTTCAAAATTTATTAGGAAAATTAGATACAGCACAACAAAAAACAAGAGCTACTGGTAATGCACAATTAGATGCTATTAGTAAAACCAATAATGCTTTAGATAACTTATCTGCGATAGTACAAAATCAAATAGCAAAACCTCTAAACTTTTTACTATCTTCTGGTGGTATTACTGGAGTTGTTGCAAGTAGTATTGGAATGTCTATTGCACCTCAATTAGCTGGTTCATTAGGCAGTGTTTTGAAAAAACTTATACCTAGTATGAATCCAACAACATCACCACCACCAGATACATCAGGTGGCGGTGGTGGCGGTGGTGGCGGTGGTGGCGGTGGCGGTGGTGGTGGTACAGGCACTGAATCCATCTGGCAGGGAATTAAAAAAGGACTTGTTGATGCTGAAGGAATGGGGAAATGGGCAAAAGGATGGATTAAATTTACAGCAAATTTAGCAGCAGCAGCAGTATTAATAACTGCTGGATTTTTTCTATTAAACATGCTTATGCCAGATTTTTCCATGGAACAAATTATTTCGGCAAGTAAAAAAGTTGCAATACTTGTTGCAGCAGTTGGGGCGGGTGCTGCATTAGCGTTTGAACTTTCAATTATGGGTAAAGCCATAGAAGCAATGCCTGAATTGAAAAATATATCTTGGGGCAAACTTGGAACGGCAGCACTGCTTATGGCTGGTGCAACGATCGTAATTCCTATTTTTTTAGTAGCAATGATTGCTCTTGTAGATGCTATATCTAAAAATATTGGTGGCGGTGATATGAGTGAAATTGTAACAGCATCTTGGCAAGTAGCAGAGTTAATGGGAGCAGGAGCACTTTTAATTGGTGGTATTGCTTTGGGAGTTTGGACTTTGTCTAAGCTTGGTGCTTTAGCTACTGCTACTGCTGGTGGAGGATTGGCAGCAGCTGTAGGTATTGGTATGGCAGTAGTACTTGCTGCAATGGTTGGAATTCCTTTATTTATCGGTGCTCTTTATGTGCTTGCGTCAGCTATTAATTTAACAGGTGCTAATCCAAAAAGTATAACCAAAGCATTTGAGAATATAATAGGAATAATGGAACCAGCAGCAAAGCTTCTTGGCTATATTGGTTTAATGACTGCTCTTTTGGCTGGAACAGCAGTTGGTGGTCTTGCTGCTGGGGTAGGAAGTGCAGTAGCTTATGGAATTGGATGGATGGCAAACAAAGCTGGTGCTGGTATAAATTATGGTAATCCTATAGAAGTAATTGAAGATACTTTAAAAAGATCGTTTTCTTTAATTCAAGGAACCGTTACCGCAGTTTATAAAGAAATAGGAAGTTTAACCCCAGAAATGGTACAAAGTGCCATAACTAAATTAGAATCTTTTTCAGGGGTACAATCTTTACTTGGAAATGTATTAAGTATTTATGTTGATAAATTTAAAGAAGTATTACCAGCATATATTAAAATTTCAAAGCTATCAAATGAATTAAGGTACACTGGTTCTACCTCTGCCGATGAAGTGGCAGATAAATTTAGAAGTTTAACTACAATTGTAAGTGGCATAGGAAAAATAATTCCAGATCTAAATAATATTTCTGCTACGCTAACCGAATCTCAACTTACAAGTTTTACTAACTTCATGAACATTTTTTCAAAAACTGCTTTACCTCTTTTTAATTCTTTAGCTTCAATTGACACAGTTGTTAAAAGTGATAGTTTTAAAACAGTTACTTCTTCTCAGACAACATTTAAAAAAGCAGGCAAGATATTAGAAAATGTAGCACCTTCTTTAAGGTCTATCATGTACAACATACAGTTTGTGTCTAAAACTTTGTACGAGGGATTAGCTGGAACTCCAATAGAACAACTTAAAGAAGGTGCAGAAGTATCTTCAGAAATAATAATGTTGTTTTCAAACTTTGTTGAAACAGTTAAAAAAACTAGTGGTAGTTTAAAACCAAAAGACATGGAAGAATTTGAAAAAGTATTTGGCGATCCAAAAATTATAAATTCTTTAAGAAATGTAGTTCAAAACACAAGTAAAATAACTGATATTTTTGGTCAAGAAACAAGATCAAGCTTAGATCTTAAATATATTGCTTCTAATATGAAAAACTATAGTGAATTCTATGGTGGAGTATCAACACTTTTAAAAAGCTATAAAGAAATACAAGCCACTGTTGATCCTAAAGAAAAAACAAGCATGGTTCTTCCTGGTGAAGATCTTATTGTGATTCCTGGCACAAAAGATGCAGCAAGTAATTTTGATGCTGGTGCAAAAACTAGACTTACGAATAATATAACTAGTGCATTTAATTTAGTAGGTGCATTTATAGACACAGCAACAAACCAATCTAATTTAGGTAGTATTTCAAAACTTCCAGATGCACTTTCAAATTTAAAAGATCTTGGAGAAGCTTCGACTGCTTTAGGAGCTTTCTTAACTAATTTCGATACAACTGTTTTAACTAAAGTGTTAGCTTTTTCTCAAACTTTAAGTGGCATAAAATACACCGAATTACAACCAGGTAAGGTTGAAAAAGTATGGACAGGAAATACAGCAATAATGCTCATTGTTAGTGATGTAATGAAAATGTTTGCTAGAATTAGCGAAAGTTTTACAGACGGATTAAAACTTATTAATACTGATGAATTAAATATTGCAAGTGAAAAAATAGTAAAAATTTCTGACTCTATTAAAACTCTAATTGAATCCATAAGAACAATTGGTGATCCAGCTGAAATGGGAAAAATTATTAAATTAGCAGATTCAATGCCAAAAAATAAACCTCCAGATTTAAAAGATAAATTTGATAATCTTAAAGCTTACATTGATGAAATATCAAGAATTGCAGCACCTGATTTCATGCAATCAATAGTTGCAATTGGAAGAATAAAAGGAATTTCAATAGAATCAACTTCTGGTGAAGCCATAAAATTAATAAGTAGTTTGACAAGTTTTATTACAAACATGCAAACTGAATTTGGAAAATTACAAAGCAAAACTCCATCTACAACTCCAAGTAGAGCAAATATGATTGGCAGTGCTGCCCCATCTATTATTTCTGCTGCTAAAATTGATGAAGTTAAAAACTTTTTAGTAAACCAAGCATTACCAGCAATTAAAAGCATGGAAGATATTTCTAAACAATTATCTAATATGCCTATAAATGAAACAATGGTAGATAATGCAGTAAAAAAATTAGATGCCTTTGGTAAAATATCTAGTTCGTTAAGTACTTTTAACGAAAGCATGTTTCAGTTTCAAAAACAATGGACAACTAAAAAGAAAACAGGGTTTGAAACTTATACAGTAAATAAAGATTGGTTTAAAAAAAATTATAATACAAATCAAAATAATAAAAAAACCATAGAAGAAGTTGAAAAAGATCTTAACGATGCTTATTACTCACAAAAAACAGTCGAAGATCAAAATTTTGTATGGAAAACACAATTGAAAGCTGGGGCATTTGATGTAACTGAAAACATGGAAACAGATCTTGAAAAAATAGCAAAAATGTTCAACGATAAAAACGCTGATGGTACTCCGAAGGATTCTGAGACTAAAAAAATGTTTGAATTAATGGGAAAAATACCTTCATTTTATGCAGACAATGTATTAGAGCCATTTGTTAATGGTGGTGGTGCATCATTAAGCATCGGAGGAATTAACTTTGTAAAAGATGCTATGGATGGAATAGCTAAAATATTATCCTCGTTTTTTGGAGAAAAAGGAGTTTTAGATACAGTACGAACTGTTGGTACGGTACTTAATAAGACAAAAGTAGCTAATAGCCCAGATATGAGTAAATTAGAACTAGCAACAAAAGTATTAGATGGTTTTGGAAAAGACGATGTTTTTCTAAAATTTGTTTCATCAACACTTGAAAATTTAATCTTTCCAATGTTACTTGCAGCTAAAATTACAGGTGGATCTGCTTCTTTATCAGAAGGCGTAAAATCAACAGGTTATTTTGTTGACCTTATAAGAAATGTTCCACTGTTATTAAACGAAATTCAAAAAGAATTGTCAAGAGTAGGAACTATTACAGATCCAAAAAGCGTTATTAATAACGCTAAAACCCAAATAGATAAACTTGGAAATAGCTTGCCTTTACTTTTAGAAAGCTTAACATTAAATGTTGTTATTCCAGTATTAGAAAATTTATTGCCTCAAATCTATATGGATCAGGCAACAAAAAGACTTAATTCTGCAACTACACTTGTTGATAATATAAATAATTTTGGAAAGGCTTTTAACTTTATAGATACTGGATTATCTGGTGGATTAGATAAGTTATCTTTAGTAAGTAGCATAAGTAAATTATTAAACACAATAGATCCAGTAGAAGGAAAACTTTCTTCGTTTTCCGATAAATTAATTTTTATAAAAGATAGTTTGCAATCCATAGCGGATTCAATGAATTCAATTGTTGGTTTAAATGTTCAAGGAAGTATAATTGATGTTCTTACTAAGATAGGTGATCTTCCAACTAGTGGAATAAGTGCAATAAATAATGCTGGTGCTAACCTTGCAAAAGTAAGTGTAGATAATTTTGATAATATCAAAAACAAACTTCAACTTGAAATCCTGCCAAATAAGAATTCACCAGAAAATGAAAGTCTTGAAAAGCTTAACGAAAAAGAAAAAACAAATCTTGAAAAACAAGAAGTTGTTATTGGACTTTTGAAAAACATACATACTGCTCTAACAATTTCAGGACTTTTTAAAGGAGAAGAACCATCAACTTATACAACTTCAAATACAGGAAAATTAGGAATAGAAAATGTAACTTCTAATGGAAATGCTTCTAGTGGAAATGTACTTAATTCTAGCAGTGTTCAATCAAGTAATGCCAATCCAGTCGTTGGTTAACAGTAAGAATATATAAAATAACAATATATACATCATGACATTTAAAAAATGGCTAATACAAGAAGAAAATAAAATAGTAGAAGGTGCAACTGCTGGAAAGACACTTCTGTATCCATGTGGATATGGTGGATTATGTTTACTGCCACCAGCTTATTTTATTCCAGCTTCTGCTGATGCAATTTTATACATAAGTAAAGATGATCGTTTATGGAATAATATTGGCGAAAAAAATCCTTTTAAAATTAATCATTTAAAGCCAAAGCAACCAAACAATAATAATGAAATACACAATAAGGCTGGGGAAAAATCACCTTTTAAAATAACTCACATAAAAGGCAATGGCAAACCAACTGATAATTGGAAACATAATGCTTCTGGAGATGGTGGTCTTTTTAATATAAGTCATTTAAAACCAACGCAACATAAAAAAAACAATGAAAGACATAACGATGCTATGGATGGGCATCCATTTAGCATAAAACATATAAAAGGTAGAAAAGATAAGCCAGACAATGAAAAGCATAACGATGCTATGGATGATAAGCCATTTAGCATAAAACATATAAAAGGTAGAAAAGATAAACCAGATAATGAAAAATTTAATAATGCAGGAAAAAAAGCTCCATTTAAATTAAGCGATTAATAATCACAAGGCTTAAAATATTCTTTATCTTCAATAAAATACATTACTTGAAACAAGCTAATACCACCATAAGATTTATATTTTTTAATATTATAAATTTCACTTGCATGAACTTTTCTGTGGCAATTTGCACAAATAACTAAAACATTTTCGTGGTAGTATCCACCTCCTTTATGACCTTCATAAATTCTATGAACATCAAGTAAGTTCAAGTTACTTTCATTGCAAAAAAAACAAGATTTAATATATTTCTTAAATTTTTTCTTGTTGTTTATTCTCATTAATAATTATATTCATGTTTTTCACAAAAATTAAATATATCATTTCTTATTTTTATATTTTTTATATTTTTTAATTTAAATCTTTTATATTCAATTTTATTTGTTGATATTTTTTCAAAATCATCAGGTACTTTAATTCCAACAAAATCTTCTAATAATTTATTATTTTTAATTTCTTCAATTTTAATTAATATTTTATTTTTATTTTTTAATTTTTCTTCTATTTGATTATTCCAATAGAGATAAAAATATGCTGCTCTATCATAAGGATTTTTATATTTTTTAATATCTGGTACATTTTTATAAATAAAATTTAAATATTTTTTATCATATTCTTTTAAAGAAAAAAAAGATTCATCGTAAAAATAATTTAAATAATGACAAAACGAATTAATAACATTTTCTGGATGTCTTATTACATGAATAAAATTACAACTATTGAATATATTAAGGTGTATGTATGGCATTGCCATATAACTAGAATCAGCTTCGATGTTTTTATCTTCTAAGTAATCTCCATAGGTATCTTTTGCTATTTTACTTAAAATTAGTTTTTTATCATTAAACAATCTCTGAAGAATTGTGTTCCATGAAGAATAATCAAAAATAGTTTCATGACCACAAAAAGTATTACAAAAAGATAATAATTTTGATAAATACAATGTTCCGCATCTACCAGTACCAGTAACTATAAATTTTAATTTAGTTTGTGTAAATTCCATACTATATAATAATAATAAAAGGAAATAAATTGAAAGCAACAGTAAACGGTAAATTAAGAAGATTAACAGACTGCTACATTAAATCAGGTAAAACAACTTTAGAAATGAAAATTTTACCTGATATTAGTGATCAAAAACAAGCTAATTATTCAGACGAAAGTGGCATCGGTAGGTCTGCACCATTAAAAGTTTTTTCTCATGGTGACACAAGGTCAATAAGTTGGAGTGTTCACTTTTTTGCTGAGAGCGAAGAAGAATCTCAGTACAATTTGTATGATTTAAGATTTTTAGAAAGCTTAGTTTACCCTGATTCAGGTACTAGTACCGTGATGGTTCCACCTCCATTAGTAACCATAAAATGTGGATATCTCCTTGGAGATAATCCTTTATGTGCAGTTTTAAAAAGTTACAATGTTAAATTTCCAGTTGATGTTATGTGGGATGAAGCGACTTTTTTACCAATGAAATTTGATGTTGAATTATCATTTGAAGTAGTTTATGCAACTTTTAATTTACCAGGTTCTAAGAACATATTAGAAACAGGAGGATAAATTGGCAAATCAAATTTCTTATCCTGACATTACAACAAAAAGGTTTGTTGATTTTTCAAGTAGATATATAAATTCAAAAGTTTTATATTATGGTGATAATAATAAATTAACTTTTTCAACATACAAAAGAAAACCAATACCAGCAAGTTCAAATGACAAATTTGTATTAATAAATTCTTCTACTGAATACAGGCCTGATTTAGTTTCTTACGCAGCTTATGGAACGGTTGATTATTGGTGGTACATAATGGAATTTAATGGAATTAAAGATATTTACGAATTTAAATCAGGTCTTACTTTAAGGGTTCCTAGAACTATATAAAATGCCTTGTAACAACAAAAATAATTTTGAAGTTTTAAACGCCTGTGCAAGCGGTAGCGGATTCAATTACATAACAAATGGCGGTGGAATAAAAGAACCTTTTACTAAAAAAGATAACAGTGTTTATGTTCCTTATGTTCTATTTGTTTTGGGAGATAAAGCATATTCAACAGCAGATCCACTTGGTCAAAATGTTACAACAGCTGGTAACAATGAATATAAATTTAACAACTCATATATTCAAAGTTTTGAAATGACTATTGGTACAAGTTTTGAAGGAAATATAACTCTTGTTACTTGTGATTTTGATGATGTTAAAAAATTAATTTCTATTGTGCCTAAAGAAGGTTGTAAGTGGGATAAATTTATTATGGGAAATGAGTCTGGAGATGCCTCATTAGCTAAAGCTTATATTGATATTGGTTGGATTATAAGAGGATGTAATGATTCTGTAGATAAGTACGGAATGCAGAAAGCTACTAGTAACAATAATAATAGTTACAAAATTATTAGTGACGGTAAGGAAACTACATCTGGGCCATATATTTATGGTCTAATGCAATCAGTTAATGTTTCATCAGACGCTGGAGTATATAAAGTTTCTATTAAATTCACTGATGGATTTGGAAAAACTGAAGAATCTAGATTAGATAACATTGTTTTTAGCGAAAAATTAAAAGGTGCATTAAAAGGTGCAATAGACAAATTTGCAAAATTTAATTGTGAAAATAAAAAAGAAGATGGTCTAACAACTGTAGCTTTCGTTACAATTCCAACAAAACCTAACCAAAAGATTACGGAATGGGAATTCATGCCTGATCAAGGGGGGAAAAATGGAGTTTTTAATGTTTTTAATCCAAACAGATTGTCTCTTTTTCAATATTACAGAGAACTTTTAAATGGATTTCAAACAAATAGCAAAAAAGGATTTAATTTTGCTTATGATAATGGTTCTAAAGGTAAGCCATCAATTTTAATGATAGAAGACAGGAAACCAAATTGGTGTTTAGGTGAGAAAGGAGAAACTAACTATGATAATATACCAACTTACATTGTTGGTGGTGGTGATTGTAGTCCAGTAATAAAATTTAACACTCAATTTCAAGCCACTCCATTAGCTAGAGTTAATCCAGAAAATAATGAATCTCCAAAATTAAAAGCAGGAACTGGTGGTGGAGGCCCATCTGGAACTGGGCAAGGTGTTGTTCAAATTCCTTCTTGTTCAAGGTTAAAAAATTTAAAAACTGGTCAATCAGGAGAGCCAACAGTTACAAGTACTTATAGCAATGGGCCAGGTGTAAATATTTCACCAACGCCAGCTACAATGAATGATACGCCTCCTTCTAGAATTGCTGCAATAAAAATTGAAACATTACAAGCAAACTTAATAGCTGGTGTTGATTTAGACAATTTACCAATCGTTGGGCCAATTAAAGCAGATCTTGAGATTCATGGTGACCCTTACTGGGCCAATACTGTTAATTGGCTTAAGACTCCATATATAAAAATTATTTTCATTGATCCATATTGTGTAAAAGTAACAACAAATGAAAATGGTGCATGTGAATCTTTAGCTAAAAGTGCTTGTAATAAAGAATTATCTCAAGTTTATCAAGTAAAATCTTGCAGGTCTACAATTAATTCTGGATCTTACACTACTACATTAGAATTATACAGCATAAACATTATGAAGTTTTGATAGCAAGGTATTTTAAATGATCAATAAAATTAATAGTCTAGATAGCAAATTAAAAGTTTTAGAAAAATACATTAATGAATTAAGCTTAGCTGTAAACAAAATACCTCAAACATTCTTAAACAAATCTTCTAATACTGTAAAACAAGACACGCAAATAACTGGGATGTACACTGCTCTTGTAATAGATACATTTGATATTTATAAGCAAAATAGAGTAAGATATTTTAATCCAGTTTTAGTTAATCCAAGAAATGCAAATAATCAATCGATAGAAGTAACTGCTTTACCATGGGCATTTCCAATTAGTACATTTGGAGGATTTGATGATTCTGGATCATCATGGGTTCCTCCAGCAGGATCAACAGTTTGTTTAGTTTTTGAGCATGGAAATAAAGAATCTGCTTATTATATTGGAACAACATGGACAAGAGATAGAGGTGCTGATGGAAGCCATGCTTGGGGTATACCAGTTGAAGAATACGATGTTTTATATGAAAGAAAAAGAAATAATTATTTAGTTGGCCCTAACAATGGCTCGCAAGTTTTACCTCCTTGGAATACTGAAAGTTATAATGGATATGACATTACATCAATTACAGATATAGATAATAATTTAGATGCATTAAAAAGAGCTACTTTTCCAAATATTTATGGTTTTAAAACTCCTGAAAAACACATGCTTAAAATGGTTGATGGTGATGGTAAATGCAATAGGAAGTGGAAAAGGATGGAGCTTTTATCTGGGTGTGGTAATTGGATGATTTTTAAAGATGATCATTTACACTACGCTGGTCAATGGGCACATCCTCAATGTGGAGATGGAACCAGAGATGGTAGTACAAATTGTTATGTTGATGCGAAAGAACCAAATATCAATGAAGATGTTACTGCTTTAACGCCACAAAGTGATACTGCTTTCCAAGAACCAAAAGGATTTGATTATATAACTGATATTATAGAACCTGGTTTACCATTTTCAAAAGAAACTCCAGAAGGTTTCCCTAATCCAGTAAGTTGTGGCAAGCAGTCTGAAAATGTAATTGGTGGTCATCCCGATACTCCAGAAGGAACTATTTACGCAAATACTCAAAAAGGAACAAATCCTTTTTTTAAATCAGCAAATGAATGTAGGCCAATAAAAGGACCACAGACACCTCAGAATAACAAATGTGATCTTCCCCAAACAGGAATACAACTTCTTTCTATATCTGGTCATACTTTTGTTATGGATGATAGCGTTGAAGAACCTAGAGGAACACCTGAATGGCAAAGGTCTTTAGAATCTTTTGATTTTGGATGTAATGATAAGTATTTAGGAAGAACATATTGGAAGAGTTGTACAGGTCATTCAATTTCAATGATTGATTATGAACAACCATCTAAAGTAAGATCTGCTGATAACGGAATAAGGATAAAATCTGCATTAAACAATGAAATATTTTTATGCGATGAAACTTTATCTGAATGTCCTGGCACTGGTGGTTCAAATCGTGGAATAACCATGAATTCTACTAGTAATCATGTATTTAAAATGATTGATGAAGGCGTTTTCCAAAAAAGTATGGAATGTAGGACTGAGAATAATTTTCCTGTGAGCAATGCAACAAATGCTTATATTCAATTAAGAAGTGGTTATGGCCTTGAACTTTACATGAGCGACAGAAACGATCAAGAAAAAACAGCTAGTCAATTTTTAAGGTTAACTGCACCACAAAAAGATAACAAGGAGCGTGGTTCTCATGTTTTAGAAATGCAAGAAAGGCCTATTGGAAGAGGTTATGTTTATTTAAGGGCTGGAGGAAATTATTTACAATACAGTTATGATAGCACTTATGAAATTGTAGGTAATTCTAAAAATAATCCAGCAGATAAATTAAGTTTAGTTACAAAAGATAGAGTATCCATAACTGACAATTATGATTATCGTGTAAATGAATATTTTTTCAATGCATCAAAGAAAAGGATTTACTTACTTGCAGGACTTGGAGATTGTAAAACTAAATCTACAAAAGAAGATACTTTCTGTATTGCTCCTGTAATTGTTTACAAAGATGGAAAATTAAGAATTTCAGATAGAATATTTGGTTCTTGTAGTGACGATGCCAAAGTTGTATCAATAGCAGCAATTAATCCAGTTTCTGATGAAAATAACAATAATAACAACAATAACAACAATAATAACAATCTAGTTGTTTAAAAATATATTTAATTACTACATAATAGTATGAGTTTCGTATTAAAAGGTATTCCTTATCCAATAAGTAAAAGTCCGTTAGGATATTTATTTTCACAAGAAGGAATAGCCACTTTAAAATCTGATTTAATCCAATTATTACTCACTAATCCAAAAGAAAGAGTAATGCTGCCAAGTTATGGAACTCCTTTAAGAAAGTTATTGTTTTCACCTAATGATGCAGCGTTAGTAGCTGAGACTAAAAGACTTATAGCAAATTCCATAGAATCTTGGGAACCAAGAATTGTTATTTCTCAAATAGATATTACAAATGGTCGTGAAAGCAGTTCTGAAAATGCAAATGAATTAAATTCAAATGATCATGTATTAAGCATAAGTATAAGCTTTTTTGATCCACAAAAAATTGATTATGTTGAGGTGTTGACGATACAATTACCTACAGGGGGAGAATTATAAAAAATGCAAGAAAAATGTGATATTATTACACCTTATGATATTGGAGTAACTCCAAAACAAACAAATATAGTTTCTTTAAATTATACAAATCAAGATTTTTATTCAATGAAATCTAGGTTGGTAAGCTTCATCAAAGAAAAGTTTGGTAATGATTTCAACGATTTTGTAGAATCTAGTCTTGCTATAATGTTAATTGAAAATTTTGCATTTTTAGCAGATACCCTTTCTTTTAAAATTGATCAAATTGCAAATGAAGTATTTATTGATACGGTTACAGAATTAGATAATATATTTAGATTAGCAAAACTAGCAGGATTAAAGCCTCAGCCTCCTATTGGTTCAAAAGCATTGTTTTCTGCAAGAATTAATTCTGTTCAAGATTTTGATGTTAAAATAGAAACACCTTTTAATATTGATATTGTTTCAAATCAAATTCCTAGTAGGTTTGAGCTTTATCCTGCTGATTCTTTAAACAGGCCTATATTTAATGAACCAATTGTTATCAGAGCAGGTCAATTAATTAATTCAAATATAGTTGGTGTAGCTGGTATTACAAGAGAAAATACTTTTATTTCTAATGGAGAAATAAATCAAATATTACAATTAGATGCAATATCAATTATTTCAGATTCTATAAGAGTAGTTGTTGATGGGCAAGAATGGGATCAGGTTGATTTTTTTACTTCTGGATCGGCAAACAAAGAATATTTAATAGAATACAATCCTGATTACAGTGCAAATCTTATTTTTGGAAATGGCAAAGGTGGATTAGTTCCATCTTCTGGCACTAATATTAATGTAATTTATCGTACTGGTGGAAGTCCCAACGGAGATATTGTTACAAATTTTGCAAATTCACAAACAATAGTAAGTATTGAAGGAAGCGTTAATATAATTACTGTTAGTTTAACTAATTACACAAAAGCAGAATTTGGTTATTCAGGTGATACTATAGAAGACATTAGAAGTAAAATACCTTTATATTTAAGAACTCAAAATCGTGCTGTATCTGGAGAAGATTATAAAACATTTGCAAATCAATTTGCTACTGTTTACAATGGTATAACTGGAAAAGCACTTGCTGCATTAAGAAATTATGGATGTGCTGCAAATATCATTGATTTATTTGTATTAGTTAGAAGTGGCAATAGTGGTTTATCTAAGGCTAGCAGTCAATTTAAAGAAGAACTAACTGATTCTTTGAATGAAATTAAAATGCTTACTGATAATATTTGTATTAGAGATGGAGAAGTAGTAGATGTTAATGTTTTAATTGATGTTACTTTAGATAAATTCTACAAGAAATTCGAAGACAACATCAGAGCATCTATGGAGAGTAAAATTGATTTTTATTTTAATTTAACAAATTGGGATTATGGTCAAGCTTTACAAGAATCAGATATTATTCAAGCTTTGTCAGATTTAAAACAAATTAAAACAATAGATATTGTTTTCAGTACTGTAGAAGTTCCATTTGCTAAAACAATTGCAATAAAGTACTATGAAATTATTCGACCAGAAAGCGTAACAATTAACTTCTTGTATAATTAATTATGGCAGAAAAATATTACACAAAAAATCCGAAAGTAAGCGACACAATAGTATTTGATTTATATACTCCAAATACTAATTGTGTTTTTAAATCAGATCCTTATGAAGTAACATCAATTACTGTATATTTTGTTGAAAGAAATTTTGTTTATGATAAATCAAGTTTCAGAAATATTAATATAAGTGATCCTACTTTAGAAGTAAAGTATCTAGAATTAAAACAAGCTTCATACGAATATCCAAATAATCAAGATTTAAAAGAAAAATTAAAAATTGCACAAAGGGATTTGCTTCAGAAATCTTTAAACAAAGTTGAATTTGATAATTTAATTGCTGTAGCAAAATTTGGATCTTCAGAAAATCCAGTTTGGACTCCAGAAAAAAAAGGATTTATAATTAAGAAAGTTATCGATAACGATAGCAACATAGTCAATGGTCATTTTAAATTTAAATTTGAGCAAAGTGGTTTAAGAGAGGGAGATTATTTTATTTCCTATAGTTGGCGACCAAATATATCTTCTCAATTACTTTCTTCTAGTATTTATTTTTCTTTATCGTCAAATACATCAAGTTATATTTCTCCTAAGAATTTAGAAACAAATGAAAAAAAGTATACAAATTTATTAAATAGATATTTGCCTGATCTTTACAAGAATTATTTAAGTACAACGGATGTAAGTCCAGAAATATTAGAAAAGTTTAATAATGCTGTAGGAGATGCATTTTCTTATACTGAGAACTTAGCAAATAATATTGCTACTTTAATTGATTCAAATTTAATACCAGAGCATTTATTATCTTATCTGGGAAATTTATATCGTTTAGAATTTAAATCAAATGATCCAATAAGATGGAGAAGACAGATTGCAAAAGCTATTCCTAATTTCAAAATGAAAGGAACGCTAAATGGATTAAATTCTGCTTTGGGTGATGCTGGTATAATACTTAAAAAATACACTCAACTTTATCAGATTTACTCAAAATACACTTGGGTTGATGTTTTTTATGGAGATAGTAATAAAATAAGATTTGATCTTTCTAAAATAAGCTTACCAATTAACGATGAAAATTTTGTTTTGTATTATCGTGCTAAGAATAATAGTTTTATAGAGATTCCTATTTCTAACATTGAAATAGAAACAAGTAATAATAAAAGCACATTAATATTAATTGGAATTTCATTAAAAGACGGTGAAGCAATAAAAATAATTTATCAAATAAGAAAAGTAGAATATGATTCAGAGCAAATAATAGAAAATTACATCAGGAGTTTACCTGTTGCAGACCTTAGAAACGATTTAAATATAATTCATCCGTTGAAAAATTGGAATGCCAAAGTAATAGAAGAAGATGATGTATTAATCAATGAAATTATACCATTTAAAAACGCATTTCATGATCCAATTGTTTTCGGAGATATTAGAACAGAATTTCCATATTCTGAAAACATTTACAACATGGATGAATACAATGGTTCTTTAAGAGAGAGTGAAAACCCTTGTGATATTGACAAGAATTTCTTAGATACATGCAATGGTTATTTATCAACGCTTTACAATTTAGATGTTGAAATTGAAAATTTAAACAGTGAAAGAATTCAAGAAGTTTTCAATGTACTTAAAGAGTTTACGCCATTTCACAGTATTTTACATAGTTTAAATTATTCTGGTTTCTTTGAAACTATGATTCTTCCGCCAGAAGAAAAAATAGAGGCTTTGATTACTTACAAGCTAACAGAAACTATTATTTCTGGTAATGCTCAAATGGCTTTTAATAGAAATATGTTTTTGGGATTATTACAAAGAGTTGTTCATCGTAATGCATTAGCAATAATGGACAATCTTGGCAATGAAACAGTTAAAGGATACAACAAAGAAATAAACCTATTTTCTCCTTTAGTAGATTTTTCAGAACTTGGTATTAATTCAAGAGTAAATACTTTGCTTGAAATATTAAATCCAAGTTCAAACACTGGTAAATATACTGTTTTTGAGCCTAAAAAAAATCTAATTAGAATATATGAAGAAGCATTAATTTCTCAACCTATAAACCAATCTGAATTTGCTTATAGATTAAGCAACATAAATTACACTGGTACAAACTTTACAATTAAGCAAGAAAGCATTTATACATTTAAAGATGAACTAATAATAAATGAAAAAAAACAAAACAATATTACAACTGTTGTAGATGTAGAAAACCAAAGATCAAATGATTGTTGGAAAATAAAATATTATATTGTATATCCAAACACATTTAATATTTATAATATTTATGATGTTAATCCTGATGGTTCAATTGTACTAGAGAATGATTTTACCTTACCTTCATTATCAGAAGGTTTAACCATAGATGATATTAACTATGACTTATTAAATGAAAACAATGAAAAAATATATTTTTCATCTAATGGAAGTTTAACTTCTGAAAATAAAGGATTAGTAATAGGAAATGATGGCAATTTTGGCAAAGCAGTTGAAAGAATAAAAATAGGAAATTATTTTTATTATTTAAACGATGACACCCAATATGTTGTTTTAGGTTATGGATATAACGAAAATGAATTTTATATTAGCAATTGGGAAAACGGTGATGTAATAGGAACAAGTGGTAAGATATTAGATAGGGTTGTTAAAGAGCACACTGGTAACTTAGCTTACAATAAAATAATAATTGAAAAACCATCATTACTTCCTGTTTTTGAAGATTCAACCATATCTGGTTCATTAGATAATGACAGTTTTAAAGAAAATTTTATTTTAGTTATAAATGATGTTTTTTATAAAATTGTAAGTTACTTTAATGAATTATCAGTCAATTATTTAGAGATTGAAGGACTTCCATTAGATTTAGGCACATATCTTAGTGGCGGTACTTCTATTTCTGTAAATTGTAAGCAATTTAAGAAAAAAGAAAATATTATTTATACTATTACTTTAAATTATGATGAATTCATTAGAGAAAATGGAATACCACAAATTTACTTAAAGCCAACTGGTGATTATGTAATAATTCATGATTTAAATAGAGGAGGAGCTAATCAGGTGTCTGGAAAAGATCAACAAAATAATGAAATTTATCTATGTGATAGTTCTCCTTTAAATTTAGATAATTTAAATAATTCTGTTATTGCATTAAATAACGGCCAAAAGAAAGATGGGCCAACAGATATAATTAATCAAGAAGAAAATGTTTCTTTTACAATTGAAACAAAAGATGGCAACAATACGAAAGGTCAGGTTTAAAATGTATAATTCTAGAGTTGAAACAACTGGCGATGTAGACATGATTATAGAATTTAAAAACGGTTCAACTATTAAAAGTCACTTTAAAAATACAGTTTTAAAGACTGGTAGAGAAGCCCTTGTAAGATCGCTTACTAGAAATTTACAAGGATGCACTAACGAAGCAGGTGAAATAGCTTCTAGTTTTGAATATTATATTAAATCAATGATTTTTGGCGATGGTGGAGAATCAGGTGGAGTTCCGCTTTATGTAGACTCTAACAGAAACGGTCTTTATGGAATAACAAGGTCTACTAAGCCTGTTATTTCTCAAGTTAATCCAACTAATCAAACTCAGGGTATTTTCACTTCTGTTTTAACTTATAACGATGCTAATGGTTATGCAATTAACGAAATGGCATTAGTTATGGGAACAGGAGATTTGTACAGTATGTTAACCTTTGGTGCTATTAACAAAACGGATCAAATGCAGATTACTTGGAATTGGAATCTTAATTTTATTTGATAAAATAAATTTTAAAATATATATAAAAATATGCCAAATATTAATAATATCACAGTTCCATCTTATGAAGCTTTACAGCCTTATCATTATATTTATGATAATTTACCTATTGCAGCATTAATTAAAAGACAAGAAGTTTTAAATGATGCAGTTGATTTCAACACTGGTGTTTTAGAAAATTCAATTGGTTCAAGAATAGACTTAGCTGCTAGATTAAATCAATCTTTAACTAGTAATGGAGATTTAAAGCCAACTGCGGTTGATATTTCTTTACATAATATTGGTTATCACGAAGATGGAATTTATAATGAAATAAGCTACATAAGAATGAAGCTTGACGAGAGAAATAAATTAGCTCAAATTCAAGAAGGTGCAAATTATTTATCTTTGAATATTAATATTCCAAGTATTAGCAGTGGTATTTTCTTTCAAACAGGAATATTAGAATTAAAAAATTCTTCATCGTTAAAATGGAGATTTGATGCTCCTAATAATCTTACTGCCGATTTAAATTATCCTTTAGAAAGTGCCCATATTCATTATTATGGTGTAACTCCTAAACCATCTTTTTTAGGATCTGATTATAAAAACTACACTACGAGTTTATCTAAGCAGATAATGAATAATACTTTAAGAGTTTTCATAAATGGCGTTCAGATATTTTCAGATTTCGAAGTTTTTGTTCCTCCAGCTAATCCAAATACAAATAGTAAATGGCATAAAAATAAATTTTCATTAAATGATGATTTAATTTCATTTCAATTATTGAATTCTATTTCACAATATGACATAATTAAAATAGATTTTGATGTTTCCTTGGCAGAATAGTTTATTTAAAAGGGTTTTATTATGTATGAGCCAAAAGAGCTTAATGTTTCTATGGCAATTGTAGCAATTGATAGAGATACAAATAAAATAAATGAAACACTAAGGCATTATTATGATTTTTATACAAATTATAAAAAAATATTAATAACTAATGATTTAAAATTTGATTATTACAACAAAGGTCAGGAATATGATATTTATCATTCTGATAGTTTTCAAATTTTAGAAAATTATGATATTGCTTTAAGAAACTGTAAAACAGAATGGTGTTTTTTAGTTCAAGCAGGTACATATTTAACAAAGCATCTTATTAAAAAGTTATCTATTTTTGTTCTAAATGAAAAAGATATAATCTTCCCAGTTAAAAATAGAATTTATGAATTTGTAAAAAATCCTTTAAATGGTTTATTAATAAATAAAAACACTTATAATAAAGTAGGTGGTTTTGGAAAAGATAACCATTTAGATATTATTAAATTATCATGGGGATATAATGCATCAATTGAAGGATGCAAATTAAAAGCTGTTGTAGGCATAAAAATTTAAAGGAAAACATGGAACTAATTGAAAAAGCAAAAGAAATTATTAATAATTCAGATTTAAAAGAAAGACATTCATTTTTTCAATTAAATCACTTCATAGTAGGAAAAGAACCTACTTTACAATCTAAGCTATGGCAATGCACAAGAGAAATTAACGCAAGAATAGAAACAGTAGATTCTTACAAAGAAGAAATTTTAATTTCTGAAGAGAATTATGAAATATTATCTTTAAAAATAGATAGATATAAAACCTTAATTGAAAAAGAATCATGTACATACAAAAGAAAGATATTAGAAATAAAATTAAAGAAAATGATAAGAAATTATGATAGAAAAGATTTTGTTTTTAAAAAAATCAACGATAAATTAAAAAGTGTAAATGAAGAATTAGATTTTTTCGTTAAAACATTTATGGAAATTGAAAAGGTAGAAAAACTTAAATCTTTTGATGATGTTGAATCTCAAAATCAATATTGGTCAGCTAAGCTAGGGAATGACTTGAATTTAAGATTTTTACTTAACATTCCTACAGATTTAGAGTTATGTAAAACAATTTTAGCATTACCAGATATTTCTATTGTAAAAAAACAACTTACAAGTGCATTAGATGAAATTCAAAATAATATTTCTAATAACCAAAACAAAGAAGTAAATAAATTAATGCAATAATCATAAATATTTAAACAGGAACATTATGTATTTTCAAAAAGCATCTTCTTACGATGAAAACTATTTAACTGGGAATCTATCAGGTTTTCCAACAATTATAGATTCTTCTACTACCTTATACGAGGCAAGGAATTTATCTGAGACTAAACTACTAATTGGGATAAGTCTTAATACAAAAATAATTAACTTAGAAGATGCTACTAACTTTCCAATTCAAGGAATTTTAAAAGTAGGAAATCTTTCAAGTAAAGATGGCATTAGTGAATTAATATATTACTTTAAAAAAGAAGGAAATACAATCCTCAATGTTATCAGAGGATTTCAAAATACAAGAGCTACAGTATGGCCAAAAGGAACAACTGTAACATCTGGTGTTTTTGCAGAACATCATAATGCTGTTAAAGATGCTGTTTTAAAAATTGAAAATAAACTTGGAGAAAAAGACTTTCCTTTAGAAAATTCTTTGAATGGAATATTGAAGACATTAGAAAATGATATTTTAAGTCCAAAACCTATCTTTAGAGGATTTCCAGTAATTGGGAAACCACCTTTTACAGTTAAATTTAAGAACTTTACAATAGGAAATAATAGTAAGTATTTTTGGGATTTTGGAGATAATACTACTTCTATAGAAGAATCTCCAGAACACACTTACATTCGTGAAGGAATTTTTACTATTCAATTAAATGTTATTAATGAATTAGGCGGTCAAGGAATAGTAACAAAATCTAATTATATTAATTCAAATAATGAAAATGGAATTCCTTTGTTTTATATTTTGCCAAGGTTTGGCGGAATATCTAAAAAAACAGCAATGAAAAATAATTTAAATCCAACTGAATATAATTTTGTAGATCAGACTGACGGCAATATACTTAATAGATTTTTTGTTTTTGGTGACGGCAAAGATAAAATTATAAGTGATCCAAATATACATACGGTAAAACATATTTATGATGAGCCAGGTGAATATAAACCATTTATTATTGACACATTTGAAACACAAAATGTTAAAAAAGTATTTTTACAAGATATATTAGTAGTAGGATAAAACAAATATGCTAAACCAAATAAAAATTACATATCCAAACATTTTAGATACTGATACAAATTTATTTTCTGTTAAAGATTCATTAAGAATTCCTTTGCTAAAAGATTATAATCCAAAAGATAAAATCATTTATGCAAACGCCACTACAGATGAAATGTCTTTTTTCCCAGCAAGTGGAATAATTACATTGACTGACCAATGTTCTGATTTAGATGAAAGAGGAATAAGTTTCTATTATGGCTTAAAAGATAATGCAACACAAACATTTTTAGATATTGAATTATTAGATGGTTTCCCAGATGTAAAAAAACTAGGAAAAGTAACAAACATTACTTTGAATGTAGTTGCAGAACATCATAATAATATTAAAGATGCATTAATTGAAATTGAAAAATTTACTGGTGTAAGAAATGATAGAGTAAATATTCCAAAAACTGGTTCAGTAGAAGCAAGAATTAATTATTTGAGGAGAATTGCCTTAAAACCAAAAGCATGGTTCCAAGCAGACATAAGAGAAGGAATCATACCTCTAAAAATAACCTTTACTGATTTAAGTTTTAGATTAGCAACAGATAATGCAAATAATAATATTAAAACAATTTGGAATTTTGGAGATGGAGATATAAGAACATTTGAATATTTAAATAATTCAAAAGAAACTACTAACACTAATCAAACTATTGAAAAAACTTATGAAACACCTGGTAATTATACTGTTACCTTTAAAATAATTAATAAATTTGGTGAAGATGAATTAACTTTTAAAAATTTAATTAATTCAAGATATCCAGCACCAGATGAAGCAGTTATTTCTTTTGATCCAAAAGGAAATCAAATTACTTCTGGTGACTTAAATTCAAAAATAAGAGCTTCTGCAAATAGTGTTTTGTATTTAAAAATTCCAAATGGTATAAATCAAGAAACTGGTAAGACTTTTTCAGGAGAAGAAGTAAACAGTCAAGGAAAACCAATAGATCCTGTAGTTTTATATGCTTGGGAATTATCAGATGACATATCTCATGCAAATTCAAAATCTACTAATGCTCTTTTTGAGACTGGTGGTGTATACAATGCTATTATTAGATGCGATACAGAATCAGGATCTTTCAGAATAACTAATAAAAAAAATGTTATAGACATTGTAGAAAATGTTAATTTATGGCATTGGCTATATAAAGAAAAATTAAACAATATAATAGCTGGTACAGATGAAGTTCAAGCTGCTGAATTTGGTTTAATATCTGAAACCTATAAAGCCCCACAATCTAATTCTTTAAAATTAAATACAAATGACGATTTTTTAGAAAATGAACCAAACTCTGAAGTGCAAAAATATGAATTTAAAAGAAATATAGGATTTTGTTCTTCTGGCTTATCAACAAGTGGCGATGGAGGTGATTCATTTTTATTCTGGGCATCTGGTAGAAGTAAAGAAAATCAACCAAACACCGAGCAAGTATATGTAAAAACATTTAATGGATTTGAAAAAACATACAAAACAGAAAATTCTTTTCAAAGACCTTATAATTGGTTGTTTCTAAACACACAATCTAATGCGTATTTTATGCTTGGTATGACAAGCTCTGGTTATGGTGCTTATATTTCACCAACAAAAACTAAATTACAAACTTATAACTTAGCTTCAAAAACCGTTTCTATTAATGACTTTAACGATCATGCATTTCAAGCAAACGCTATTGACTTGAAACAAAATGAATCTGTTTATAATCAAAGTGGTAAAACAATAACAGGTAATTTTTCTTTGTATAGATCGACTTGGAAAAATGAAACTGGGTATTTTTTAAGAAATACTTTAATTGGAACCGAAATATTAATTTCTAGCTTATATTGTACAATAGGAAGCACAAGTAATCCTTTTATAGCAATTAAAAAATTACAAGATTTACCAAATTCTAATTATAAAGAAGGTCAATTTTTGACAATGAGTAATGGATTATTCTTTTTTAATAATTCAAGTAATATTTCAATTTACGAAGATAGTTCAAACACATGGTATGTTGCTGGTAATAACAGCAGCTTAAGCTTTAGAAGCTTACAAGATAAAACAACTTCTGGCTTTGATAAAGAATCAAATTCACTAATAGGAACATCAAATTATGATCATTTTGCGTACTTAAGTTATGATTACAGTCAAAACAGTATGGTTAAATTCAATAATTTAGAACTTACTTTTAGTAAATTATATCAAAGACCAATATTAAAGCAATGGTTTATGGGAATTTATTAATATATACTTTATTAATATATACTTTATTGTTAGAAGAAAGTAAATAATTGGAAAGTATAGACAAAGAACAAAACTTCATACCACAACCAATCTATCCTTTAGGAATAGATTCTGATTATACTTTATACAAGGTACATAATACTACCGAGTCATTTCTTGTTGTAGATAATGAAGCTTGGTCTGAAATAATTTATATTGAAGGTTATAAAAATACTAATTTAATTGAAGATCCTTGGCCAGATAATGGATTTGCAACTATAGAAGGTGAACTTCTTTATTACAGAAGAGTTGATAAAGATTATCAAACAGGAAAAGTTGTAGCTTTAAAAGACTGTATCAGGAATATAGGTGGCAAGCCAACTCGCTATAACTTAGCTGGTGTATCAATTAGAGGTCTTGTTGTAGCTGAGCATCACAATCAATTAGCTCAAGCAATTGTAAATATTGAAAATTTTATTGGAATTGATTTTGATGAGGATCAAAAAACTTTAGATTGGAAAATAAGAAACTTATTCAATACACCTCCTATATTTGATGATTATGGATGTCCAGATGTAAATTTTTCTGTCATTACATTAAGCAAAGATCCAAATAGCGGAACTGTTATAAGTTACAATTTAAAAATTATAGGTGGTTATAAAAATTTTAAAATTGATTTTGGCGATGGAACTTCTACTACAAATGAATTAACTGGTACGCATTTATATGCAACATCTGTTCAAATAGATCCAGTTGTTAATGTAGAAACAAATAACTGTAATATAGTTCAAACTCCAACGATAAGAAATAATGCAAATGAACCTACTTTGCCAGTAGCACCAGAGCCAGTATTTATTCAAATTCCTGAATGTCCTGCCTTACCTCCTTTAGATATTACAATTCCTCAAGTTCCAGATGCAATAATTAATCTTCCACCTATAATATTTCCTAATTTTGATATTGGTATTCCAAATATAAATATACCTTCTATCATATCAGTTGTTCCTCCAATACCAAGTCAAATTAATTTTGGCCCACTAAATACTATTCCGTCATTAATTGAATTTAGTCCTATTAATGTTCCATCTACAATACTAATTATTCCTACCGAACCAATACCTAGCATTATTAGTGTAGTTATTCCACCAATTGGAAATTATATTCCAAGTGTAATAACGATTATTCCTCCATCTAATATTCCACCAATTAGTTGTTTTTTTCCTTGTATTCCATCTGTTATAAATATTAAATTTAATCCAAATGATGGAATTAAATTATTTCCTCCAAGTTTTTGTATTAGTATTTGTCCTCCAAAATTTTGTATTAGTATTTGTCCTCCAAAGTTCCCAGAAATAAGCATTGGAAAACCACCAAGTTTTGCACCAATTAGTTTTACAAGACCACCAACTTTTCCACCAATTAGTTTTACAATACCATCTTTTCCAAAATTGAGTTTTACAAGACCGCCATCTTTTCCAAAGATTAGTTTTGATAAACCACCAAGTTTTCCAAAGTTGAGTTTTGCAAGACCGCCATCTTTTCCAAAGATTAGTTTTGATAAACCACCAAGTTTTCCAAAGATTAGCTTTGGAAAGCCAGCATCTTTTCCAAAGATTAGTTTTGATAGACCACCAAGCTTTCCAAAGATTAGTTTTGATAGACCGCCATCTTTTCCAAAGATAAGTTTTGATAGACCGCCATCGTTTATAAAGATAAGCTTTGATAGACCGCCAAGTTTTCCAAAGTTGAGTTTTACAAGACCACCATCTTTTGCACCAATTAGTTTTACGAAGCCACCATCGTTTCCACCGATTAGTTTTGTTAATATACCAAGCTTTTGTAGAGCTATAAGTTTTGTTAATGTACCAAGTTTCCCTAAATCTATAAGTTTTGTTAATGTCCCAAGTTTCCCTAAATCTATAAGTTTTGTAAATGTACCAAGTTTTCCTAAGTCTATAAGTTTTGTTAATGTGCCAAGCTTCCCTAAATCTATAAGTTTTGTTAATCTGCCAAGTTTCCCTAAGTCTATAAGTTTTGTTAATGTACCAAGTTTCCCTAAAGTTATTAGTTTTGCAAAGCCACCATCTTTTCCAAAGATTAGTTTTGATAGAACCCCAAGTTTTCCAGCAATTAGTTTTAAAAAACCACCAAGTTTTCCAGCAATTAGTTTTGTTAATGTGCCAAGTTTTTGCACTATAAGTTTTGTTAATGTGCCAAGTTTTTGCACTATAAGTTTTGTAAATGTACCAAGTTTACCCAAGTCTATAAGTTTTGTAAATGTACCAAGTTTACCCAAGTCTATAAGTTTTGTTAACTTACCAAGTTTACCAAAATCTATAAGTTTTGTTAACTTACCAAGTATACCAAGTGCTATAAGTTTCCGTAATGTACCAAGTTTTCCTAAGTGCATAAGTTTCTGCAATGTACCTTCACTACCAAATGTTATTAGTTTTGCAAAAGCACCATCGTTTACATGCATAAGCTTCTGTAATGTTCCAAGTTTTCCTAAGTGTATAAGTTTCTGCAATATACCTTCATTGCCAAATGTTATTAGTTTTGCAAAAGCACCATCATTTGCATGTATAAGCTTCTGTAATGTGCCAAGCTTCCCTCAATGTATAAGTTTCTGCAATATACCTTCATTGCCAAATATTATTAGTTTTGCAAAAGCACCATCGTTTGCATGTATAAGCTTCTGTAATGTGCCAAGCTTCCCTCAATGTATAAGTTTCTGCAATGTACCTTCACTGCCAAATATTATTAGCTTTGCAAAAGCACCATCGTTTGCATGTATAAGCTTCTGTAATGTGCCAAGCTTCCCTCAATGTATAAGTTTCTGCAATGTACCTTCACTGCCAAATATTATTAGTTTTACAAAAGCACCATCGTTTCCATGCATAAGCTTCTGTAAGCCACCATCGTTTCCATGCGTTAGTTTTTGTGATGCACCAAGTTTTACACCTATTAGTTTTATTAATGTACCAAGTTTTCCTAAATGTATAAGTTTCTGCAATATACCTTCATTGCCAAATATTATTAGTTTTGAAAAGCCACCAAGCTTTGAAAAAATAAGATTTGAAAAGGCTCCATCTTTAATTGTAAGTTGGTCAACTCCTCCCTGTATAAGTTTTTGTAATGTTCCTATTATTAGTTGTATTAGCATTTGTCCCCCGCCAAAAATACCACCAATTAGTTTTGTTTCCAATATACCATTAATACCACCAATTAGCTTTTTAATTCCTTCTGTGATGCCTTGCATAAGTGTTTGTGTAAAGATTCCATGTATTAGTTTTTGTACACCATCTAATTTTTTAATAAGTTTTGGTTCTCCTCCATCATTTGAATGTATAAGCTTCTGTGAACCTCCATCATTTGGATTTATAAGTTTTGGGCCAGTGCCAAAGATTGTGGTAAGTTTTGAAAATATACCTTCGTTTCCAAAAGTTGGATTTGATAAACCTTCACTTGGAAAAGTAAGTTTTGATACGCCTCCTTCATTTTCAAAAGTTGGATTTGATAAGCCACCATCATTTGCACCAATACCTTTTGGAAAACCACCATCATTAATTATTAAATTTGATAATCCTCCAAATATAAGTTTAGATTATGGTAGACCACCAAGAATTTCTGTTGATTGGGGAACTCCTCCTATTGTTTCATGTATAGTAAGAGTTGTATGTCCTTCGAATGCTGTGTCAGCAGCTTTAAACTCTGGGAAAACAAATATTTCTCCTAGTGACAATGGACAAGGTTACTACGATGAATTAGGAATGGAAGTTAATTATGATTTTGTTGGTATTCCAGATGAAATTAAGCTTGTTGTTCCTGAAATTAACGATATTATGGTTTTGCATGATATACCAGAATATATTTCAGTTATTGTTCCAGAAATTAAAGATATTAATGTAATATTTAATCAACAAATACCTAATGAAATTAACATTAATCATAACATACCAGAAAAAATTAACATTGATGCTGGTTCAATTCCAGAATTTATTAAAATTAACAGTGAAAATTTACCTTCAATTATTAAGTTACATAGTGATATTGAAATTCCTAAAACTATTAAAGTTGACTTTGAAAACATGCCAACAAGTATAAGTGTAACAGGCATACCAGATTACATTGAACTTATTGGTTCAATTCCAAGTGAAATAAAATTAAGTATGCCTGACAATCCAGAGATTGAAATGGTTTACAAGGGATCACCTATAGAAGTAAAAGTTGAGATTGATTACAAGAAATTAACTGGAGATGAAAATGCCGAAGACCTCCCCTGTTTTGCAATCATACCGTGTCCTCCTAGAAAATAAAGATAAAAATTTAACAATAAAAAATCATAAAAATGGCAATCAATATATTTATGTAGAAAAAAATATATGGGTAAGAAATTTTACTTTGCCACATGCAAGACCAATTGATATTAATAAACTTTATAAAGATGATGAAATAAAATTCTTCATTGAAAATGATAATAAAAACATTGGTTCAAACATTCCAAGATTTGAACCAAAAGATTTAAGTCAAAAAAATGTAATAATAGTCTCAGATGGTTTTGGTTTTAATAACATAGAAAACATTTTAGAAAAAATAAACATTAATAAAAAATTTATTATTTTAACTAATAACTCTTTGAAAAAATGGAATAATATAAAAGTTTTACCTGATTTGTTTGTTGAAAACAATCCTTTTCAAGAATGCTTAAACAATATTAGTAATAAATTTTATCCAAATTGTTTATTAAGCACTAGGGTTTATAATAAATTTATTGATTATTATAAATATAAAAATATAAATTTTTACAATCCAACTCCATTAGAAAACTACAATCCAAGTGTTAAAAATGATGATTCAAAACATTTAGATGATTATAGAAATCCAATTTGTGCTGCAATTAATTATTGTTATTATTGTAATGCAAAAAATATATTTTTACTTTATTGTTCTGAGGCTTTTGAAAAAGAAAGACCTGCAACTATTTTACACAACAATGAATTGCATTATCAATATCAACAAAATAAATTATCGGAATCAATTATTGACTCTATGGTATTCTGGTTAAAGAAAAAAAATAATAATTTAAATATTTTTCACCATGGTTTAGAAAAAACTTTTAATTTTGCTACATATATAAACAAAGAAAGTCTAATAGAATATTTAAAATTATGAGTAAAAATTATCTTTCAATAGATGGATTTCAAAAATGGCTGGGAAACGATCAAGACACAAATAATAATAATATTATAGGAGTTAAAGTTTATTCTAAAATAAGCTTTTCTAATTTATTAGAAGTTATTGAAAGTGTAGATTCAAATAATGATGATTATGAAATGGCTAAATATTTCAGAAAGCATGGAGGAAGGATCGCAGAAATTTCAACTGAAGGATTAATCATCATTGAAACTAAAAAAGGCAAATTTCTGATAGAAAAAGAAAATTTAAAAAAGCACCAAAATTAATAATGATGGTGCTTTTTTAAAAATTACATACTAATACCTTAATTATTATTAGGCTTATCTTTAACAGGAGCAATTTTTTGTTCAGGACTGGTAGTAATTTTTGGCTTATTACCTTCATTAGAATTATTAGAAACAGGCTTGATTTTATTATCTTGTTCTGAATCTAAAGAATCTTTGTTATAAGGACTCTTAGCTTTTATGGTTTCAGAGTTTGGTCTTTTGTTTATAGGACAACTAATATCATCTAAAGCAGCATGATATCCAGTCTCATAAGAAATTGCAGCCATATCTTGGCTTTGATCAATGCCTCTGTAATATCCAGCATGCCATAATGCAGATGTTTCACTGTCTTGTGGTTTTTGATTTGAAATAACAGCCAGCATTCCTTCTACCTTACCAGTGCTTTTGATGTTTTCCATTTGGTTATCACGAATGTTACCCATTGTTATCATGAATAACTCTTTAAAGCTATCATCAGTAAGATGGCGAGCTTCAAAAGTAATTTGATTAATCATTTGCAATTTATTAATTTGATAATTTTGAAAAATTGCAAAGCCTGTAACGCAAGCCAACCCAGCGTATGCCAACCAATTCTTAACACCGTTCATAAATACCTCCGTGTTTAAACACAGCAAAATAAATTTAACAAGCAACACAATTTTAAGTTTAATCAAATAATTTTTTTTTGCAACATCTTTTTTGGTAATTTTTCTAAAATATTCAATTTATTTGATTCTAAGTTGAAAAACAAAGGAGCATTATCAAATTGTATATTTTTATAACCATTCTTATGAAGATTCTTTTTAATTATATCAAAGTTATCATTTGACTCAACGACAATTTGCCAATTAAATCTTAAAGAATCATAATATCTTTCACATTTTTGTTTTATATTATCTGGCAATCCAATATTATCAAAATCGTTAAGGTATGTTATTGGTATTTTCCCGCCATTTAAAGTTAAAAGGAGGATAACCCCTTTTTTATCCCTTTTACAAAGGTATAAAAAATGCTTCATCTAATTTCCCCTTTTCTTTAATAATTTCAAGTAATTTAATTAATGCTTCTTCTTTATTATCAAAATTATTCATTAATTCTTGTAAACCTTCTTTGCTTTCAATTAAAATATCAGTTGTTTTTTGTTTTTCATCCATATAATAAATATATACATGATAATTGAAAATTATAATATGATTTACAATAATTACTGCATATCATATCTAAGTCACAACTTAGAAATACCAATAATTCTTTTGTTAATTAGAAAAAAACTAGAAGAATATTTCCCAGAGTTGAAAATATTTTATGGATTCAACAAATCAGTATCTGGAAATTTTAATAAACAAAAAAACATTATTGATTTTGATTTCTTAATAAACAACAAGAAAAAGTTTGGTTGTATTTATGATTGTAAAGAAAACTTCAAGGTTCATCCATTGACATCGTTGATTCTTGATACGAATATTAATTTAGTTGTAAAGAAAGAGCCTCTAGTAAAAAATTTATCAAAAAAATGTTTAATAATAGAATCAACTAGAAGGACAACTTTAAATTCAAACAAGCTTAAAAATCTAAAAGAGTTTATTATAAGTAAAGGATATGAAATAGTTAATGAGGATTACAATGTAAACGAATTAGGATGCATTGCTGGTCTAGAATCCCCAGAATTATATCTAGGAGCATACAGAGGGTTAGAAACAATTCTAGTAGAAGACAGCTATTGTAAAGATATTTATAAGAAAATCTTCCCAGAAAATATCATTTTTAGCTCTTAGCTTTATATATAGATTAGATAATTGTAAGAATACAATATAAATCTTAAAGGAGAAAAAATGAGTGAATTTAAAGTAGCCCTTAATAATATAGATCAAGGAAAATTAGACATTAATCCTTCTAATGGATCACAAATAAATCCTTCTGTTCAAAGAGGAATGTATGTTGCTGGCCCTAATGGGATTTACAGAGAATTAATGGATGGTGAAACTTTTACTGATTGTAACTATTGGAAAAAATTTGCTTATCCTCAAGCATCTTATGAAGATGCTATTGTTGAAACTGTAACCGATGATGGATCTGTATACAGTAATGATCCAAGTGAAAATAGTTTCCCAGTAGTAACTAATGTCACTACTGTTACAACTTCTATTGTAGAAGCTATTAATTATTTAACTCTTTATAATTCATTTGCATCATTTATTCAAATAACAAACAATGGTGAAGATGATGTTGTTTGCGAACTAAACGGATTACCATCTGCACAGTTCACAATTGGTTCAACTTCTACCCAAACTTTTAATCATGGCGATTTGCAAATTACTAGTCTTGGTTTCTCTGCTGCTGGTGCAGGATCTGCTTCTATTCAAATTATTGCTGGCGTAAAAAGTATTTGCTATACCTAAAAAGCATATAAAACTTTAAAAAATAAAAAGTCATCTTTAACAAGATGACTTTTTTTATTATAATAAGTTATGCTTAAATGTTTAATTAAAAAACCAAACAATGATATTTACATAAATAAAATTGATGAATATTATAATAAAAGAAAAAAAATATTATTTTTGAGAGAAATGGGTGGGTTTGGTGACATTCTAATGATGAGAATGATGTTTGAAGATATAAAGAAAAAATATCCTCATTTTTATATTAATTGGTCAATTCCAAAAGCTTATCACTCTATAGGATCCCATCCTTTTATAGATGAAATTTCAGATTCAGGATCAATAAATAAAAATGATTTTATAAAAGTATTTGATTTAAAAAATGCTTGCATTAGACACGAATGGAAATATTTAGTTAATTGTGTTACTCACAGAAGTGACATATGGGCTGAACATTGTGGTGTCTACCCTGAGAATCATAATATGTATTTGTCTCCAAGAGAAGAATCGATAATCAAAGTAAACTCTTATATTGAAAAATTTATAATATTTAATAAAGCTCCTGTTGTATTATTATGCCCTTTTTCTGCTCAACCAGCTAAAGATTTATTAGTTGGTCAAATTGAATTTATATTGAAGTATTTATATCAGAGGAAAATTAATTGTATAATTTTACATAATCAAATTAATTTAAGTTTAATAGGAAAAGGATATCCATTTTTATGCTTAAATTCTTTTGATGATGTAATTGCTGCCCATTACTTATCAAAAGCAACAATAACTGTAGATACAGGACATTTACACTGCTCTGGTGGGTTAAATAAACCAAATTTAGCAATTTTTAGCTATGTAGATGGATATGTATATTGCAAGTATTATAAAAATACAATTGTTTTACAAAGACATAGGAAAAATGGTAATTGGGATTGTGGCCCTTGCTGGAATTATGGTGCTTGTACTAAAACAAATGTAATAAGTAATAAACCTTGTGTTTCTGAATTAACTAATGAAGAATTCGTTGGAAAAATCGAAGAGCTTATTAATAAATATTTTTAATACTATGGTTTACAAAATAGACAACAATAAAGTGAAAGTAGTTACAAAAGATGGAGAGTGTTCTCTTCATATAACACTAGATGTAAATATCAATTTTACTGGTATGCCTAATTTTAATTCTCAAAATTCTCCACAAAACACTATTATAAATTTAACTAATGATACTAAAGAAAAAGAAGAAAATCCTATGTGGGAGATACCTGATTTTAAATCCACAAAGACAAACAATTTAAACTTTGGTAAATAAAAGGAAGTCATGGCAAAATCAATTATTGGATTCGATGTTGGCACATATACTTTAATTTGTAGCAAGAAAAACAAAGAAGAGTTTTCATACAAAAAAGAAATTAATGCTTTCTTAGAGCTACCTTTAGAAAACAGATTCGTTTTCAACATGATGAAAAATGCAGGCGTTCCATTAATTGAAAAAGGAAAGGTAGCATATGCATTAGGCGAATCTGCTGTAAACATGGCTTATACTTTACCTAGCTTAGAATTAAAAAGACCGATGTGTGATGGATGTGTGAATCCTAAAGAAAAAGATGCATTTCAAATTTTAAGCATTATGATACATAGTTTAATTGGTGATATTCAAGAAAATTCTCTTTTGTATTATTGTGTGCCAGCAAATGCAATTAACTTAGAAACAGATGCTGATTATCACAGCAAGGTATTACAAGCTATTTTTAATGCTTATGAATCTAACAATGGATCAAAATTAGAATCTAGACCAATAAATGAAGCATTAGCATTAGTCTATGCTGAATTAGGAAATAAAAATTTTACAGGTATAAGTTGTAGTTGCGGTGGGGGCATGGTTAATGTTTGTTTTGCAATGTATGGAAATCCAATTTTTCAATTTGCAATAGTAAATTCAGGAGATTGGATTGATAAACAAGCTGCAAAGGCTACTGGCGAAAGCCCAACTTTCATAAATAAAGAAAAAATGAAAGTTAGTCTAATAAAAGAACCAACAAACTTGATTGAAAGAGCAATACAAACTCAATATAAGTTGATGATTGAAAAAACTGTAGTCGGTATTAAGAATGGATTAGCAAATGCTGGTAAATCAGTAAGAATTGCTGAACCAATTGATTTTGTTGTAGCTGGTGGAACTGCAAGTATAGATGGATTTAAAGAAATATTTGAACAAACAATTAAAAGTGCCGATTTAAGCATTCCAATTGGAAATGTAATAATGCCACCTGATCCTTTGTTTAGTGTAACTAGAGGCTGTTATATTGCAGCAGAGGCATCCTTATCATGATAAATAATAAAATAGTTAAATCACAAGCAGATTTAGGAATTTCAGCTTATTTGCTAATGAATAAGTTTAATTTATTAGGTAAAAAAGAAAAAATATTTTTTTTTGAAATTAATGAAAATGATGAACTTAAATTTGATGAATTAATTGTTAGCTATCTATTAAGTGAATTTCATTACTTTGATCATTGTTTAATGGGACTTAAAAAATTACAAGATTTTAATATTAAAAGCAACTCAGACTGCTTTGTTACTGATTTAGGAGTTGCTGCATATCTTTTAATGCATAAGTTTAAATTAATAAGCAAAATAGGAAAAAGTTTTTATTTTGATGTTGTTTCAAACGAAGAAGAATCTCAATTCAATGAATTAAACATACAGTATACAAATAGTGATTTTCATGATTTCGATTCAAAAATAATGTCTTTGAAAAAAATCGGAAGCTTTTTAAAAAAAAATAATATATAGTACATGGCAAACTTAAGACAGTTATATAATCTTGTTTCAACTTTGAAAGAATTAAAAAGAGAATTTATTGGCAAAACAAGAAGTTTTGTTGATGACAATTTTCCGTCTTATAATAAATTTCTAAATGATTTAAAAGAGAAATGCAAATCTGAAATAAAAACACAGAATCCAGATGTTGATTCTGAAAAAAAAACTGTATTAGAAAAATTATTTGGAAAAAAGAAGCCAGTTTACAACAACATTCCTGATTTTTGTCTTGATGAAAAAACATATAATTTAATTTATGATGCTATAAAAACTTGGAATCAATCTAATTATTATTCAATTGAATTGAGTCGAGATAAAATGGTTCAAGAAATATCAGATAAAATAAATGAAATTGAAAATACTTTAAATGTAATTATTAATGTTTTAAAAAACGAAAAAAGATACGAAGCAGCAAAAAAAGTTACTGTAGAACCTTCTTCTGAACTAGCAGAACCAAGCAAGCCAGAAGAACCAGAAGAACCAGAAGAACCAGAAGAAGCTACTAAACCAGATTTATATTTAGTTGAAAAAATTAAAGAAATAAAAGAAAAAATATCAGACTTGTTAAATAATCTTGATAGAAAAGATTTTGTAGTTGATATTAAAAATCAAATTACTAAATTTGAAGAACTTTTAAATAAAAAAATAATTTTAACTATCAAAGAGAATAAAGTTGATGATCTTTATAGATGCATAGAAGAAAACATTGACAGTTATAACAAAAAAGATCTTGATATTTTTCTATCAAGAATAACAATTGGATGTCTTGGTATACCAGATATTTAATATTATTTTTTAATAACATCCGTCAAATCATCTATGTTTTCATAAGGATTAAAATTCTTATTTTTTACTTCATCTTTTTTATAAACAACTAATTCTTCTGCCAAACCAATAATAGAATTTTTATAAAAAAAACTTTTACATTTATTTTCTGGGTGTTCCATTAAGATTCCTTCTTCGTTAATATCAATAACAGATCCAACAAAATAATTAATGTTTTGTTCTTCGTTAAAGTTTCTATTAATTGGTTTTAATATTATGGTACAAATTTTATTTAAAAATATTTTTTTAATATCAGAATTCATTGAAGCCTCCAAAGTCACTTAAAGAAAATAATTTTTCGTGTTTTTCAATATATGCATTTACAACATCTATGTTGAACTTAACAAGCATTTCATTCCAATCTTTATACCCTTCTGCTGGTCTAATTATAGTAATTCTATTTTTTGATCCAGAAGAATTAAAAGCATCTAACTTATTTTTCATGCTTTTCAAAGCGGTAGTACCTGCATTATCTAAATCTAAACAAAGACAAATTTTAAAAGTAGATAACATAGATGCTTGAATATCAGATAAATTTTTACCTCCACAAGCTGCACTATTAAACCCACATGTTTTTAACGAATAAGCATCAAATTCGCCTTCTGTAAGGTAAACTTTCTTTGATGTTGGAATGCTTGGGAAATAAAGAATATCTTCTTTGCCTACGCCAATTGTTTTTGGTGGCCCTAAATATCTTAATTTTGTTTCATGCAACGCTCTAGAATTGAAATAAATTAATTCTTTCATTTCATTAAAATAAGGTATAATAATTCTATTATTGTAATTTCCATTCAAACAAACATAAAAATCTTTAAAATCAATTTTTCTTTTATTTAAATATTCGATTGCATTTTGATGAATTTTATCATTTGAAAATTCATCAATTTTAAAACAATGTTCTGGGAAATTAATTTTTCTTACTTTAGAATAAATTTTATTATCATAAAAATCTAATATTTTATTCAATGGTTTATTACTTACCCTTGCATCGCCTTTTAAAATCCTTAATGCGGTATAAAAATCACACTTATCTACTTCCATAACCAAACCAATCAAAGTTCCTTTTTTATCTGTTTTAAAACAATGATAAACCCCATAATCTATAGTTTTTTTGCCACCATAAGGATTACACCACATATGATGACTTTTATCTTCAGAAAAAATAGAATTTAATCTAATTTCATTGCCTTTTATTAAGATGTTGGAAAATCTTTTATCTGCCCAATCTTTAAAAGCATCAAAACTAATTTGCATAATTATTTCCAATAGTGTAAAATACAGTATGAAAATTTCACATTTAAGCGTAAGTAGAAAACAGTGTTGGGATTTATGCGAACAGCAGTATAAATACCGATATCATCTTAATGTAGTTTCAAATAAACCGCAACAAATTTATTTTACATACGGTCAAATTATTCATAAAGGGGCCGAATTATATGTCGAATCAAAAGGCAGCAATACTTTAGAACATTATATTAAAAATATAATAGAAGGAAATATTGCTATACAGAGAGATTCTGATAATAAATCAAAAATTAGCTTGCCAATTGCCTATCAAAGAAAAATAGGCGATCATGTAAGAGCCATTAAAAATATAACTGAATACTTAGGATTTGATGGTGATTTAGAATTTGAATTCAAACTTGATTTAGATCCACCTAATAATATAACTGCATATGGATTCATAGATAGATTAATTAAAAAAAACGATAAGATATTTATTATTGATTATAAAACAACTAAAAAAGGGCCTTATAGAAAAAATAAATTTACAATTAAAAGCGATTTGCAAATGCAAACTTATGCTTTAGTTGTAAAAGAATTGTTTAATATAAAAGCAGAAAATATTGTTTTAGCTTTGTTTTATCTTGATGGATGTGAATTAATATCAGTAAGCTTTAGCGAAGAAACTTTACAAAATTGCAAAAAAACTTTAATTGAAACTTACAAAAAAATCATAAATAAAGATCCAGACGAAGTACATGGAAATGTCGGAGAACATTGCAGAAGGTGCGATTATAATGATATCTGTCCATTTTTTAAAAAAGGATAATCTTGAAAGTTAAAAAACCTGAATCAAAATTATATTTAATTTGTCACACAATTGTAATTGAAGAAGAAAAGTTAGCTTTAATTAAAAAACAACAAAGCTTTGAAGCATATGGATCTTTTTTTGAATCTTCATTTATAAATGAAAAGCACAAAAATAATATTGAAGAAATATTTACAAAATATAAAATTTTATTTGATAAAAAAGAAAAAACAATATCTTGTGAAAATAATTGTTATTCAATTAATTTAAAAAATAAAAAAACTTTAGAAAAAAATAATTTTTTTAGTTCATTAAATACTTATGATTTAAATAAAAATACAAATGTTAAATTCATACATTATATTAAGTTTATAAACAAAAAAGAATTATTAAGTTCTTTTTATTTAAAATCTAATTAGAAAAAGCAAAGGCAAATTTCAATGTTGCTGAATCTGGAGGATTTAAAGTTATAGATTCAGCTAAATTAGCAGAAGAAATTAAATGTCCATCGGTTCCCGAAGAAGAATTTGTAAGAAATATATTTTTAACAGGACCCCATTTGTTAGTAGTTGCGTTAAATGTTACTGTTGGGCCAACAACTCTATAGTTTCCATTTTGTCCTTGATTTAATTGAAAATTATTAGAAGAAACAGATTGTCTTATATATCCTTTTCCTACTGGTTCACCTTCAATAGATTCAAGAGTGTTTTCTAAGGTAACAACACTTCTGTTATCCAGTCCTAAATAATAATTATTAGGAGCACTTAAATGCTTAAATAATATTTTCAAAAAATAAAACTGCCCACTAGAATGAAAAATATTATTAATATTATTTTCTTTATAAATTATTTTTTTATCTCTGTATACGATAAATTCATCAATAATTAAAACGCCATTCCAAGTATTTTTGTTGTTCATAATGATATATATTAGTAATATTATGAAATCATTTTTAAAATTTTTAAACGAAATTGCGACAAACAATCAAGATGGTGTTAGCAATCAAGCAATTTCAAGTTGGATTAATGGTTTAGGTGGACCTGGATTAAATTATGATTTCAGTAACTTGCCACCAACTGGTATTAGAAAAAGAAAACCCAAACCTAAATTTTACAAGCTAGAAAATAATGAAATTTTAAAATTTTCAGATATAGCAAATGTTAAAGTTAATTTACCAGAAGCTAATTTTTGGATAACAAGAAAAGGTTCTGTTGAAGAAGTAGGAAAACCAAATAAACATTTTGATAAAGAAAAAATTGGAATAAAAGTTACATCTAATAAAATTGATCCTAATTATTTGTTTTACATGATTCAACATTTACATTCGAATGGTTTTTTTAAAGACAAGGCTATTGGAATATTAAATTTAAAAAGCATAAGAATATCTATGGTTAAAAACATTCAATTAAAATTAAATGATTGAAGAAATTCTAGAATCTATTTCGATTGCTGCTCTTTTACCAGACCAAAATGCACCATGTGTTGTTGCATGAAATCTACCAAATGTATGCTCCCCAGCAAAATAAATTTTTCCATATGGTTTGGCCATATCATCATACATGCTTATATTGCCTCCAACTGGAATAAACGAATAACTTCCTAATGTATATTGATCGTTATGCCATGAACTCTGATGCACAGTAGGTTTTGTTGTTTTTCCACCATAAACTTTTTCAAGTACATTATAAACTTTTTGTGAGATCTGATCACTTGTAAGTCCTCTAACCTTTTCAGCTTGTTTTCCTCCATGCATTGCCAATAAAATTGGATTTTTAAAAGATGCCGAGTGATTAGCTGATACTGATAAAGGGTTAAAAAAATCTAAAAATAAATGATTTGTAAAAAACTGTATATCTTGTGCGTTGCTCCAAAAATCTTTTTCAAAAACTAACCAAGTTTTTAAAAAATTACTCATTTTAATTGTATCTATAGCAATTTTCTTGTTTTTAGGTAAAGCAGGAATGAAAGTAATAGAGTTGCTTTTTAACACTCCTAAAGACACTGAAACAACAACATAATCCGCAATGTATTCAGTGCCTCCTACTGTTGTTACCTTAACAGATTTTTTATTATCTTCAATTTTTTTAATTGGTGTATTCAAGATTATATTTAAACCATTAGCTAAAAATTCAGTTACTCTTTCATATCCTTTTAAAACTAAGTGATCTCCTCCTTCAAGTTCGCCATCTTCATCCCATTGTTGAGCAGAAATTTCTGATAAATCACCTCCAACCTCAGCTTGAAAATCATATATAATGGTTTGAAATAAATCGCCAATAAGTGAAGGAGTATATTTTTTTGAATTTTTTAATGATTCTTTTACAAAAGTATTCCAAGCATTAAGTATTGATTGGTCAACTTTGTCTTTTTTAATAGCTTTTAAATTATCATAAAATTTCTTAAGAATTCCTTTTTTAAAATTAAATTTTTTATTTTTTTTATTATAGTAAATATGAGGTTTATAATCTGAAAGAACAAGCCTTCCTCCTTGTTTTTTAACAATTTTTCCTACAGGATTACCAATTTGTCCATGTACCCAAGAAGCTCCCATTTCTAATTTTATACCATTAAAATCATGTGTTTTAATTCTTCCGCCAATATAATTTTTAGCTTCAAGAACAGTAACATTATAACCTTTTGTTTTCAAGCTTTTAGCTGCTGATAATCCAGAAATTCCAGCACCAATCACAATGATAGTTTTAATTTGTACACCGCCTTTTTTAATAGTTTCTATATGCTTCTTGTTTACTCATCTTCATCATCTTCATCTTCATCATCATCTTCATCATCATCTTCATCATCTTCATCCCAATCATCTTCATCATCGTAATCTTCATCGTAATCTTCATCATCATCTTCATCATCTTCATCATCATCGTAATCATCATCATCATCATCATCATCATCATCATCATCATCATCATCGTCCCAATCATCTTCATCGACTAAATCGTAATCATCTTCATCTTCATCTTCATCTTCATCTTCATCTTCATCTTCATCATCGTAATCATCATCATTATTATCATTCTCTTCATCATCCCAATCATCATCATCATAATCATCATTTATTTGATAATTAAAAATATTAAATTCATCATATTTTTTTACAAGTTCTTTTAAAAACGATAAAACTTCATTGTTTGAAAATATCAAATCCATAATTTCCTCCCTTTTAGAAAACATAATTTATTATATTTTAAAACACAAAATAACAAAAGAAATTTATTTAAATAAATTTCTTTTGTTATATATTGATCAATTTAAATAAATTATGAATTTTGAAATAATTTTGACATTATTTTATCATAAAGTAATTTAACCCAAGTTGGTTGCGGTATTAAATTCCAACCAACAAGTAAACCAGCACAGAAAAAAAGTATTTCATCGAACATATAATCCTTTCTAAGAGTTTTTATCTTGTTTTACAATTACAAACACTATTAACTGTTCCGTTGCAGCTAATATAAGAACTTTTATTGCAGCTGTTATAGCTTATGCTACATACAGGTTTTTCTGGAATTGATGATTCTGTGGTTGTTTTACAACCAAAAGGACAACAACCAGAATTATTTTCTGCTTTCCAACACTTGCCAAACTCTGGCTGACCTTCAATTGTGCAATTGTTAATAAATCCCAAATCACCATAACAAGAAAATTTTCTTGTCAATAAATTTGTTTTTGAATCAATTTCCCAAGATTGATTTTTATTATTGCCAATACTATCTTTGTTTTTTAAATATCTAACAAATAATTTTGCTGCTTCTAAAGATTCATCTATATTATTTTCAATAGAAAGCATGTTAAACGAATTGTTTTTTGGCTTGTAAGTATCGGCTGCAATTTGAACATTGAATTCATCAATATTTATATCGAATTCTTTAGCATCTAAAGAAACAAATTTTTCTTCTTTAAATAATATATTGTTTCCCTCGTTCATAATATTAAATTTATTATTTGTCAAAGAATCAGATAAAGAAGCAGAAATTAAATTTCTTTTTGTAAAAACTTTTATTAAAATAGAATTATATTGAGAATTATATTTTGTTAAATCGTATGAAATATAATTAGTTGCTAAAGCTTTGAAAAAATTAGGATTTGATGGTGTGTTTTGAATTGCATTATACAAAAATTCTGCTGATAAATCTCTAGCTTTAACTAAAGCAGCATAATTTTTACCATACAAATTAAAAAATTCAACTAGCAAATCATAAAATGTTCCTGTCCATACTTGAGAAAAACTATGAATTTCTTGAATCAATCCATTGCCATCATAAGGCAATGTTTTTGGATCAACATAATTATAATCATTCAAGGCATTTCTTAATGAATTACCAATTTTTAATGAAACACCAAATTGTTCTGCAAGTTTACTTACAAAATTTGATTTACTCAAATCATTATTAGTATCTTTTAAAACAGAATTTAAACATAGATCATAACTAAGGCAAGTTAATAATGAAGTTAAATCACCAAAAGATTCATGAAATGCACCAATTTCAAATGCTGCTAAATTCCAAAAATCTGGTCTGATAGAATCTAATATAGCATGGCCTAATTCATGTACTACAACATCAGCAGAATCACATGTATAAATAGTTTTTTTATTGGCATTAAAATAAAAAAACTTTAAATTCCTTCTATCGTAATATGCATTTGCATCATTACCTGCTCTAGTATCAACAGTCAAACTGTTTACTGCTGCCCATTTATTAACATTCTGAGGAAAATATTGTTTAAGGTAAGCCAATGCACCATTAATGTTTGCATAAACATTTTCTTTTTGCCAAGATTCACTCAATAAAATATTTCCTGTTGAATTAAATCCTTTAACAGTAAAGTTTAAAAAATTTGCTGGAATAATAACTTTAGAAATTTTTAGTCTTGGTGTTGTTGGATCATTAAGCAATTGAACTGTTGGTTTGTTATTGAAAAGACAAGTTTCTTTTTTTGATTTTTTAAATCCAACTAAAACAAAAATATTATCAATTATAGACTTTATTAAATCAAACATAACTACTCCTTTTGTTAAAATAAAAAATGTCTCTAATTATAGATATCCGTATGGACATAAATAATAAAATAAAACAACAAAGAATAGTAGAAGCTATCAATAAAGATTTAATGGGAACACAAGGCAAGCTAGCGTTAATTTGTCAAGCTCTTGGAGATCCTATTATTTATGATAACGAAGGTTCGGAAACAGAAAATTTACTAGATATAAACGATGGATTTTACGATAAAGAAGATGATGAAGTTAAAACATTTTCAGAAAACAATGTGTCCTATCAAATTGGTTTATGGTACGATGGTTTAAGATATGGAAATGGATTAGAAATTAAATATTTAAATTCTGATTCTGAAATAAAACTTTATTATAAAGGATACTTAAAATATCACGAAGAATCAAGTAATTTAATTGTTTATAATCCAGATGGAAATTGGGAACCTACAATAGAATCTTTATATCATCATTCAAAGAAAATAATAATTGAAAAAAATAAAAAAATAATTGAAGAAAATCAATTAGTAAAAGAAAAGAATAAAGAAAGACTTATTAATGAAATAAGAAAAAATTGGGGGAATGATTTTATTTAATCTTCTATAAATTAAGGAGTAGGAGTAGTTGTAGTTGTAGTTGTAGTTGTAGTTGTAGTTGCTGGATATATTAAATCATCATTTTTTAAAATATAAGGTATTTCACATACTCCAATGACATTTTCACTTTCATCATATTCATAAATAATTTTCTTACACATTTGACCAGCAATAGCACCAGCGTGATAAACTAATTTACAATAAATGGAAGAATCTTCAGAATTATAAACTGTTTTAGTAAATGTATAAAGAGGAGATGCACTAGCAAGGAGCTTCCAATCAGGAGTTGGATTATCAGGATCAAATCCAGCATTAGTAATAACCTTAGCATCATCAGGAGAAGAAGGATCTAGATAAATTATTCTTTGAGATCCATAGCTTAAATAGTTAAAAATATTTTTAACAGCATATTGTTGAAAAAGATCTGGAAGCTCTTTAACTGGTGCATATTTATTTATAGCTAAAGGAAAGCATGCACTTGCATTAGAAACATAACATCTAAAGAACATTCTATTTTTAGCAACCATTAAAACTGTACTATTAATATCGCTCGCAGCAAATTTAATAGTTTTCGCAGTAAAATATTGACTAAAATTAACATTCGAATTTAAAGATGCAGCAACTTCAGCAGCTGTAATAGCAGTAAGATCTAATCCTGTTATAGTAACAGAAAAAGAACCAAAGTGAAGCATGTCTGGATCAATTGCAACATTAAAAATTAATTCTGCTCCTTGAGACAAATCATAAGGTTCAAGATTATACAAAGTAATATAATTAGATTTATTTCTATTTGCCCCTATTCCATAGGAAATATTGTATTGAGGGCCAATCCCAAATAAAGAACCATTAAATGTAAACTCAAACGGATTTTGAAAAAATGCCATAACTTCTGCTTTCTTATATTTTAACTGATATAGTTTTCTTAATTTTATTTATAATAAGTAACATAATTTTCAAAAAATATAATTAAAATTATTTAAGTCAGTTTCATAAATTTTCTCAACTAGCTTTTTAGTAGTTTTGTTATAGAAACTTTTATAGTCTTCATGTGATGTGGAATTTCGCCAAGGAATTATACGATCAATATTATAAATAGATCCTATTTTTTTTAAATCTTCTTCTAAATTTTCAAATCTACCAATAAATGAAACCTTTGCATTTTTATTATTATTTTCAAAATATGAATCTAAATAAACAAATTTAGTCTGTGGGTAATAATGAGATTCCAAGATAAGATCTTTTTCAGAATAACTAAGTTTATATTCTGATAATTTATGTACAAACATTTCAAAGTTACTTGGTTTAAGCTCTATATCTTGGAGAGGCCAACACGAGATTCTTGCTCTTATTCTCCAATGAAACTCTGAAACTAATCTTTCAAATGGATTTCTTACAAAAGAAAAAGAATATTTAAATTCTTTGTAATTTAAATATTTTTTAAAAAGGCTTAAAGTATAATGGCTATATTCAATACCAGAAATTGTTTTTTTACCGTATTTAGTATTTTCAAAAACATGTTTTGTTCTACCGTAAAAAGCTCTGATTTTTCTTTCAAATTTTAAATACTTCAAAATTGTTTGGCCACCAGTTTTTGGCACATGAACAAATACTAATTTTTTGGGTGTTGATATTGGCATGTAATATTTATTAATAATATAAAAATTATTAATAAGTATTTTTACTATTGTTTAATACCTGCCAATACCTGTTTAATGTTATCTATATCTTCTCTGCTCTTAGCAATTTGACTTTCTAAGAATATTTCAATCCATAATCCATTAGAGTCATTTAATTCTTGTGCTTCTTTAATTCTTCTTGTGTAGTTATAAACTACTTCAGTTTCCATCTTGTAAGCATATGTTAATATTTCACCAGCATCTTTAAATACATCAAAGTGATTATGCTCACAATCATTAATTTCACCATTTAATCCTAAAATTAAATTTTGAAATTGTTCAACATGTTTCATCTCACTAGCAGCTTCTTCTAATAAAAACTCTTTTATTTCAAATCTACAAAGTCCTATTACAGTACTTGCGTTTGTTAAATAAAAAAGCATATGCTTTCTTTCGTTTTTTAAATCTTCTTTTAAATTTTGAATTAATGTTTCTAAATTCATATTATCTCCTTTTTATTAAATAATAACAATAATATTATAAATAAACATAGTATATAAAACAAGAGAAACCAATGGCAAATTATAAAAATTTTTATTACAGTAAATACAATCAAAGCTTCTATCATTTTGATAACTATCAATTTGAAATTAATCCAAATGAAACCGTAGCTGAATTAAATACTTATGATGTAAGAAAACAACAAGAAGAAATTGTAAAATGCACTAAAAGTTTCTCTTATTTTTGTCATAAATATGTAAAAATACTACATCCAACAAAAGGCTTGATACCATTTATTATGTTTACTTATCAAGTAAAATGTATTAAAGATTACGAGAGAAAAAGATTTAATATTATTAGTAAATTCCGTCAAGGAGGATTAACGACCACTACTTTGCTTTGGGGAATGTGGCGATGTATGTTTAGGTTAGATCAACAAGTCATGCTTTTATCAAAAACTGATCGTGAAGCAACTGTTATTGGTATGATGGTAGACAGAGCAGCAGAAAATTTACCAGAATGGTTGAAGCCAAAAAAAGAAGGAAAATGGAATGATCATTTAAAGCAATTTTCTGAAACTGGTGGCAATTTAATGTTTTATTCGCCTGAAGCTGCCCGTGGTAAAGCAACAACATTATTAATAATTGATGAAGCTGCATTTATCCCAGATATGGAAACTCATTGGAAAGCTATGTGGCCTGTTTTAAGTACAGGTGGAAGCTGTGTTATAATTTCTACTGTAAACGGTGTTGGTAACTGGTACGAAGAAACTTATAATGCTGCAAATGAAAAGAAAAACATGTTTAATGTTATTGATTTAGATTATTGGGAACATCCTGATTATAATGATAAACTAAATCCACAATGGGTAAAAGAACAAAAATCTCAACTTGGAGAAAGAGGGTTTTTACAAGAAGTGCTAAGGGTGTTTTTAGGTTCTGGAGAAACTTATATTGCTTCTAATAAGTTGACTGAGATAGATAAATACACTAGAGAATCACCACCATTAAAAAAATTATTTCCTCAATTTGCAAATCGGAACGATGAATTAGAAGAAGAAGATTCTAAAGGTTCTTTATGGATATGGAAAGAACCGCAAAATGGACAAGAATATATAGCTGGTGTAGATTCAGCCGAAGGAATTGGAGATCACGGAGATAATTCATGTATACAAATAATAAATCAAAATACCTTAGAGCAAGTAGCTGAATTTTATAGTAATAATATTCCAACCCATGAATTTTCTCAAGTCTGTAAAGAAATAGGCTCTTTTTACAATAATGCTTTGTTGGTAATTGAAGATATGTCCACAGGAGGTGCAATATTAAATGCTCTACAACATGATTATTATTATGAAAATTTGTACTATGACAATCAAACTAAAAACAATATAAAGCCTGGTATTAAAATTACGATTAAAAATCGAACAGTAATTTTACAAAACTTACAACAAAAAATTTATAATAGTCAAATTAAAATTAATTCCACAAGATTTTCCAAAGAGATTAAAACATTTGAATATAATACAGTAAGTAAAAAAGCCCAAGCACAAAAAGGAAAGCATGATGATGCTATAATGTCTTTATCTATAGCTTTATACGCAAGAGAACAAATTTTTAGAGATATAGCTTCATTTAATGTTGGAGATAATAATTCTACAGATCCAAATAATTTAGCTGTGATTAAAAATCAAACATTAGAAGAACTTAAAAGAGAGTTAAGATTAAATATATCAGATTATGGCAATAATTATAAAGAAGATAAGTTTGAAGGCAGTAAATTAAACGAAGAAGCAAAGACTTTATTAATAGAAAAGTACAGAAAAAACAATGACATGCTTAAGGAGTTTGGATGGTAATATCTTTTAAAGAAAGCTTACTTAAAAAAGAAACTAAGCTAAGTATAAAAATAAAACTTAATGAATATAAAAAAGCATTAAGAAATAATATGTTTTCATCGGAATGGATTAAAAATTGTTTAATTGATAAAAATTTTATTGATTACAATCTAGACAAATTAAGTTTGAAAGAAATTTCATTATTTAATAGAAATATTAATAAAAATAAAAATGAATTTTTAGTAGAATGTAGAAATTATTATAAAGAAAATGCAATACCAGATTTTTTAAAAATATACGCTGATGACAATTGCATAAATGATTTTTTTGAAAGCTATGCAGATGAATTAAGCAATCAAACATTTAAAAATGCTAATTATGCAAAATTATTAATTTCTGAGATGCTAATATCAACTAATAAAGATGATTATTTTGAAATAACATCTAAAGATTATGATTGTTTTTTACCTATAAATAAATTTAAAATTACAAATAAAAAAGAAGAATTTGAATTGAATATTAATTTTGAAAATAAAAAAATAAATATTTTAAATTGTAAAAACAAAGAATTTAATGAATTTTTTGAAAATAGAAATAAAGATAAATCTTTAATTAATTTATTTGTAAGTTTTGAACATATAAAAAACATAGATGAAGTTAAGAAAAATATGTTGTTTTTAAAATGTGCGTTTTTAGAAAATGAAAAATTAAGTATTAGGCCTTTTAAAAATAATATTCAGGTAAAATGCAGGAAAAATGAAGTTGTATCTGACGACAAAAATGCTTTTTCTATTTTTGATAATAAATTTCAAATATTTGACTTTATAAGGAAATAACATGAAACATAATACTAGTATTTTAAAAAAACATTTATTATTGGCTTTGCAGAATACACCTAATGACTTTGTTTTTGAAAATATTAAACCAATTCTTAGGTCTGCACTTTCTATTGTTGAAAAAGTTGAAAAAAAAAGAGATAAAAGAGAACAAAATAATATTTCCAATAATTTAGCTGTGCAACTTAATGATTATCAATTAAAAACAATTGTAAATAATCTTGATAATATGATTAAAGAACAAGAAAAAAACATTAAAAAAATTAAAAATCCTACTAATTCTCAAGAAAACAACCCAATAACAATTCTGATCGATTAAATTATTTTAAGAAATTTTTTCTCATCGCAGTGCTGTATAAAAGCATAATATCTTTCAAAGCAATTTTCAGGAATTCCTTGACTTTCAATTTTTATAGAATAATTTAATTTAACATCAGGTATAATTTTATACTTTTCGTTAAGATAAATACTTAAATTTTCAAGTTTAGAAATTCCTTCGATGAAAACATAACAATTTGGAAGCTTTTCTATCATTTCGCAAAGCCTTCTTAATCTAAAACAATAATATCTTCTTGCAGCTTCTTTTTCCAATCCAGTAGTTTGTACAATTTTTTCTACTGTAGAAATTCCATTTCCTAAATAGAATAAAAATTCTAAACTCTGATTTTTAAATAATTCTTTACAGCTTATTTGGTAATTAAATAACAAAACATCTAAATATATCTTGTCTTTTTTTGGATATAAATGTTTATTTGAAAATAAATAAGAACATGCTGGATCATCGTAATCACTAATTCTTTTAGGACTTTTCCTCAAAAATCCGTTGATTCTATTGATATTAATTAAATTGTTATATAAATTAAAGACCTCACAACCATAATGGCTTGCAAGTAAAATAGCTTTCTTTTGTAATAATTTTAAACTTAACATTTATAACTATTATAATAATAATAATATAAAGATTCAAAGGAATTATATGCCTTCACCAATTTGGGCTAATTTTTACAAGACTTTTACTTACGCTTTCTCAGATGATCCAATCTCTAAAAAGATTTCTACGAGAGATATTGTTGGTGCTGGTATTCAAAATCCAGATTCAGTTCCTTCTATTTCACCAGACGGTGGATTTTATGGAAATCAAGATCAAAGGTTGGTAAGACTAAGAGAAAGCAATGATTTTATAGATCTTTCTACGATTTCAAATAGAATGAGTAGATATAAGGAATATGATAGATTAAGATCTATGCCAGAAATTGAATCTGTAATAAATGTTTATACAGATGAAGCTTGCTTGGCTGGCGATACAAAAATATCAACGCCTTTTGGTCAAAAAACTATAAAAGAATTATATGAAATAAAGAAAAATCAGAAATTTTTAGTTTATTGTTATGATTTTGAAAAAGAAGATTATGCCTTAAGTTGGGCTTACGATGTAAGAATTACAAAAACAGCAGAAACAGTAAAGGTATATTTTGATAATGGTGAACACATTGAATGTACTGCTGATCATCGTATTTTAATGAAAAATGGAACTTGGAAACAAGCTGGCGACTTAAAATTTCATGATCAATTAATGCCATTTTATAGATTAAAAGCAAATCAAGATTTAACAAAATCAAAAATAAATCAATTTCCAAGAATATACACCCACCAAAAGGGATGGATTCACGAAAGACAATTTATTGAAGAATTTAAAGCTGAAAAAGATTTAAATAAATATGAAAAAATAAACGAAACAACGAAACTTATAAGCCTTGGATTAAAATGCAAAGATGTTGCAACCTTAACTAAAGTTGATTGGAGAACTACAAAATATAGACTTAGCAAAAATGGATTTTCTGTAAAAGAAATGAAGTATTTAAAAACTTATAAAGACAGAAGAGTTGTAATGGCTGTAGAAAAAGGATCTGTACAGGAAGTATATGATATGACAGTTGAAAACCATCATAACTTCGCAACAGATTCAATTATTGTTCATAATTGCCAAAGAGATACAGATGGTAATATTTTTACAATTTCTTGTGAAAATGAAGATATTAAATCAGAATTAAAATTTTTGCTTTATCACAGAAGCATGCTTAATTTAAATCGTACAGTTTGGGGAGATTTTAAAAATCTTTTAGTTTATGGAGATTTGTTTTGGGAAATTGTAATTAATCAAGAAAATCCTACAGAGGGAATTTATAAAATTGCAAGGTTGCCAGTTGATTCTATGTATCGAATAGAAACTACAAAAGGTAAAATAGTTGAGTTTCAACAAAGCAAAGAAGGGCCAGATTACACATCTTTAATTTCTTCTCCAATAGTAGCTACTACTGATACGCAAATGATAAATTCTACAGCAATAAGATTTGCACCAGAACAAATAATTCACATCAGAATTGGAGAAGATAGGAAAAGCTTTTATCCTTATGGTGTTTCAGTTGTTGAAGCTGCCAGAGGACCTGCACAACAAGTAAGACTATGTGAAGATGCAATGCTTGTTTACAGACTAAGTAGAGCACCAGAACGCAGGGTTTTTTACATAGATGTTGGTACTTTGCCTCCATTTAAAGCAGAATCATTTATCGAAAGAATGAAAGATCAATTTAGAAAAAGAAAAACGCAAATGCGTTACTCATCTGGTGCAAATAGTGTAGATGAAAAATGGCATGCTCCTTCGCAAGACGAAGATTATTGGCTACCAATAAGACCAAATAGCAATACTAAAATTGAAACATTACCTGGTGCTCAAAACTTAGGTGAGGTAGATGATTGCTTGTACTTTAGAAATAAATTATTCACAGCACTTAATTTTCCTAAAAATTATTTTAATGTTGAAGATGTAAATATTACAAAAATTTCATTAAGTGCTCAAGATGTTAGATTTGCAAGATTAATTGAAAGATTTCAATCTTGCTTCGAAGATGGCTTATGGGAAATTGCTGATAGACATTTAAGGTTAAAAGGTTATCCCAAAGAATCATATTTAGATTTAACTATAAAAATGACTCCTCCATCAGATTGGAGAGAACTTAGCAGAGCAGATGTTATGGCAGCTAGAATTACAAATGCCACATCTCTAAAGAGTTCTCTTATGCTTTCTGATTATGACATTCTAAACAAGTGGATGAAGTATACTCCTGATGAGACTGAAGAAATTGTAGCAAGAATGAAACTTCAAAAACTTGAAGATGCTAAGATGCAAATTATTACTCAAAATCCTCAGCTTCTTGGTGTAGGTATTCCTGCCGAAGGAACAGATTCTAAGGAAAATCCTGAAATTGGAGCAACCCCTGAAGGCCCAAATACATTATTACAGCCACCAGAAAGTGGCGAAACTTCTCCAAGTCCTGATACAGGTGGAGAATTAGGCGGTACTACTCCTCCTACAAGTTCAAAACAATCTGGTTCGCTTTTAGCGGAACCAAGCAAAGAAGATTTAGAAAAATACGATATGAATATTGAAGACTATGCTTCTGAGCAAGATCATGAAGATATTGATCATTCAGAAGAAAATTTTTAATAATTAATTTTATTTATTAAACACAATATACAGTATTGATAACTTTTATCATATTGGAGAATCAATTTTTTGCAAAAAATCATATCCAGCAAAATACCCAAGTGGAGTATTAGGTTTTTTAATATTATTAAGTTGGTTACTTTTATCTAAAAATTTAAATTGATATAAATTCTTTAATTCCTCATCATTCTTACTTTCCTTTTCAAGAAATTCTTTCATTTTTTTAGGGTTTTTAATGATAAATATCTTAGCAGCATTAATTATATCATCCAATTCAGTTACATAATCATATTCAATATCTACTTGATACGCTTCTTTGATTTTTATAAATTTTTTAAAAGAATACATCTTTTTCCTTTAATTTTCAAAACTTATGCATACATAACTATGTAATATGTGAACATATAAAAAAGTTCATAAATTTTATTTTATTTTTAGTTTTAGTAAAAAGCTAAATTTGTTTCTCATGAGAACAAAAGATTGTAACACAATCTATAAAAAAATAAAAATTGAGAAGTGATTCAATAAATATTTTGTTGAAACCTAATTAGGGAGCATAAAGATGAAGAGAAAACTTATTGATATCAATGTTATTAATGAAATTGAAAAAAAATCTATTAATGTCGCTATGAAAGAAATTAATGAATCTTGCGATATTTTAGCTAAAAGGCTAAGGCTTGAATCTTTAAAGGTTCATTGTCTTAACGAAACGGAAGTAACTTTTGTTACTCCACAAGATACTTACATTCACGCAACTTATAACTTAGATAATAACAATCTTTTGTTAGATAATATTAAGGAATTAGTCGTTAATGAAGAATCTGAAAGAGTTGCTAATAAAAAGTTTATTACCAATATGGTTGAAGCAATTCTAGAAGATAAAAAAAACCTTGCTAGTGAAATGTTTGAAAACTATATACACATGCCAATTAACAAAAAAGTATTCAAAGAAGGACTTGGTAAGAATAAAAAAGCCAATAAAATTAATGAATCTAGCTATAACAAACCTTCTGAATTTGATAGTGTAAAAATGCTTTTCAGAAAATCTAAAATTGAAGAATTCAAAGCAATGTCTGAAAACATACAAGAATTCTTAAATTTCAAAAAAGGAAATCCTTTATTTAATAATGTTTCTTTATCCCACGATAATAGTAACAATGTTGTTTCTGTAAAACTACCTCGTTTGAAATTAAGAAATGAAGGAAAAATACTTTCATTTAATTGGAAAACTCCAAGCTCTGAGGTTACTTATCAAAGATCTAATGCTAAAAAACTTGTTAAAGAAAATAATTTTTTAAGAGCTATTAATGATTTGCGTAGAGCAAACGCTGTTTCAGATGTTAAAGAAGTAGAAACTACTCTTGAAAATATTGTTGGTGCTTGGCCAAGTTTAGTTTTCTTAAACCAAAATGAACTAGCTAACATGATAAAAGAATCATTAGAAGCATCTGATAGTAATAATTATGATGATCAAACTTGTAACTTTATGGCAGAAGGCATTTTAAGAACTGCACATAATGCTTACGCAGACAGTGTTAATAAAGTATTCAAGATTAATGGCCAAGAATATACAGAAGATTATAATGCTTATCGTAAAACTTGCGAAAAAGTATTACCAGGTCTTGATGATCAATACAATCGTGAATTTCAATCTTTTGTAGATGCATATAAAATACTCGATGAAGTATATAATGTTATTTCAAGAAACAATGGAAATAAGTTAGCAAAAGCAAAAATTTCCGAAGGTCTTGAAGATCTTAAGCTTGTTATTTCTGGTGATAGTGAATTAAATTATAATGTTTTAGAAGCTGGTAATAATTTAATTAAGTCTTTAACAGAAGCTTCAAATATTGCAATGTCAAGCAATACTATTGGTAATTATGACAAACCACACAATTCTTTAAATGGCGATCATCCTATTCTTGCTAAGAAAGCTAAAATTGAAGCTTTCCCAAGCAAATATAACGGTGATTATAAAGGTGTTGTAACTTCTGATGGTAATAAAATTGGCATAGATAACTCTGCAAAATCTGCATATACTTCTGCTGGTAAAGATATTTTCCCAGCCTTGAATAATCCTTATGTTCTTAAGGATGTTATTCCTCAAGTAAATGATAAAGATCCAAACACTACAGAAGGTGATGGTTTAGCTACTAATCAAGGAAGTGATACTTGGCCAAACCTAAGCAATCCTTATATTCCAAAAAATGGAATGACTTTGGATCAAAGCTTTATGCACCTACACAATAGTGACAAATAACCAATTATTAAGGAGGTAATATGAGTATGTTATTAATAGATTCTTGCCTTAATAATGGAGTTAACCTCACGCTTAATGAGGGAAGTAACGGAGTTGTAAAATTTCGTGGCAAATTCCAAGCTTGTAACGAAGCTAATAAAAATGGCAGGTTATACCCTGAAACTGTTTTAAAGAACAATGTAGATTCTTTAAATGAAATTATAAAAGCTAGAGGATTAGTTGGAGAGTTAGATCATCCAACCGATTCTATTATTCACTTTGAACATGCATCTCACTTAATTACTAAATTATGGTGGGAAGGCAATGCTTTAATGGGTGAAGGAGAAATCCTTAATACACCCTATGGTAGAACTCTTAGAGCACTTATCAACGATGGTGTAAGAGTAGGCATCAGCAGCCGTGGCGTTGGAAATGGAAAAAATAACGAAAGTGGTGTTTTAGTTATTAGCGAAGGCTATAAACTTATCACTTTTGATATTGTTGCAGATCCAAGTACAAATGGTGCTTTTCAAGAAAAAATCGTTGCAACAAAGGAAGGCTTTCAAAACTTTCCTGAAAATAATTCTATTATTTCTCAAAAAAATAATGATACAAGCATAAATAATAAAGTAAATAAAAACGCTTTAATTGCTTGCATTGGCGGAATTATTAAATCACATACTTCCAGCTTAAAAGAGAGAGGTTAGGATAATGGACAAAATTACTGAATCATTGAAAAACTTGATCCCACAGGATCAATTAGTTGAAGTTGCCTCGGCTGTTAAGGAAATGCTATCCTCAGCTAAGGAAGAAATAGAAAAAGAATATAATTCTAATTTAGAGGAAGCTTATCAACAGCTTACTACCGATTTAGAAAAAGCAGAAAAAACTGCTTATAAGGGTTATCAAGAAGCTTATGAAATTATCACTGACCTTCGCAATCGCTTAGAGTCTCAAAAAGATGAATTCGATAACTCTCTTGATGAAGGTTACGAAGAAGCATATCAAATGCTTCTTAATGAACGCAGCAAAAATAAAGACATCGAAACTTCTTTGTATGAAGAATACGATTCTAAATTGGCAGAAATGAAAGAATATATTGTTGAAAAGGTAGATCAATTCCTTCAACAAAAAGGTTCTGAAATTTATGAACAAGCAAAAACTGATATTCTTAGCGATCCATCTTTAGTTGAACATAAAGTTGTTCTTAACAAAATCGTTGATCTTACTTCTGATTATATCAAAAATGAAGATATATCTTTTGTTACAACTAATAAAATTAATGAATCCAATAAAAATGTTGAAGAACTTCGTGGTCAACTTAGAATCCTAGAAGCTCGCAGCATTAGACTTTCTACTGAAAATACCAAACTTAATGAAACCGTTAAAAAGTTTAATAGTATGGTAAATGAATCTAGAAATAATTATACATTAGAATCTAAAAATTCTAAAGTTAAAAAAGCCCAGATTATATCTGAGCAGAATGAAAGAGTTGAAAAAGTAAAGAATGCATCGGGGAGAGGACATATCAACACCGATAATGTTCAGGTTATTGCGGAATATAACTCTGGGAACGGTGTAAACAACGAATTATTAGTTCTTTCTGGTGTGAAGAAAAGCAACTAAATTTTAAACGAAAGGTTTTTTTACAATGAACGCAAATGCAAAATTTTTAACTGAGAGTAAAGAGCTTGTTTCTCGTTGGGGTACTACTGGCATCCTTGATGGCATTACCGATCCTAACACTCGCTCTTCTACAGCAGTTCTCTTAGAAAATCAAAGACTTATTAACGAAATTTCAACTGACACTTCAGATGTTGCTCAGTTCAAACGAATCAGTATTCCTTTAGTACGCAGGATTTATCCTCAACTAATTGCTAACAAGATTGTTTCAGTACAACCTCTTTTAGGGCCTACTGGTCTTGTGTATTATCTCCGTTTTCGTTATTCATCCAATAAAGGTGCAATTCGTGGTGCATCTAATAATGGTGGATTTCCAGGCGATGATGCAAATAGCTTGCAACAATTAGCTGATGGTACTTCAAATCTTGATGTTTACTATAGTAGCCAATTCGTTCAAAACGAATCTCACAGCGATGCTGGTGCAACTACTAGTTTAACTTTCGTAGCTGAACATACTCCAATCTTAGCTGGAACCTTCACTGGAACCGTTTATGATGGCGGTGTTGCTATCCAGACTTTCAACTTTAGTGCTTCTAATAGCTTTAGTGCAACTGATATTGGTACTCCTACTGATAAGGTTGTTAGCGGTAGCGTTGATAATACTACTGGCTTAATTTCATTAACTACGAATAACGCATTGGGTGCTTCTAGTGTTGTTATCAATTACCAGTATAACATGGAATGCAATCAAGATCTTCCCGAAATCAATCTTGTAATTGAAAGTGAAGAAATCGTTGCAAAAACTCGTAAATTGAAGGCAGTATGGTCTTATGAAGCTCAACAAGATCTTCGTAGCCAACACAATCTTGACGCTGAAGCTGAATTGACTGCTGTTCTTGCTCAAGAAATCAATCTTGAAATTGATCGTGAAATTCTTCAAGATCTTCGCTTGAATGCTGGAACTGTAGCAGCTTGGGATTACAGCACTGCTTTAGGTGATACGGTTAAAGAAAAATACGAATCCCTCTATGTTAAAGTAGTTGAGGTTTCCAATGTTATCCATCGCAAAACTTTGCGTGGTGGTGCAAATTGGTTAGTAACTTCCCCTGAAGTTGCTTCAATCTTTGAAACCGCAACTGCTGGTTTCGCACCTGCACCAAGTGAAACTTTCACCTCTTCTTTAGGTGTACAGTATGTTGGTACTATCAACAATCGTTGGAGAATATACAAAGATCCATTATTCCAATCTAATCAGATCTTAATGGGTTATAAGGGCGACAGTTACATGGACAGTGGATATTTCTATTGCCCATATGTTCCACTCACCCAGACTCCTACTGTTCTTGATCCTGAAAGCTTCTGCCCAAGGCGTGGTATTCTTACCCGTTATGGTAAGAAACTATTGCGTGAAGGTTCGAAGTTTTATGCTCGCCTTTCCATTGCAAATTTTATTATTTGATTTTTACACTATATTCTTAAGCTAACATAAAACTTTAGAATAATAAAAAATCCCCACTTAGTGTTAAACTAAGTGGGTTTTTTTATTTAATATTATTTGCTATTAAAAAGTGTAATTATTTCAGAATTATTTAAAACATCATCCAAGCTTATGTTTAGTTCATAAACTTCTTTGAAAAAATAAATAAAAGTATATATAATATATGAAAAAAATAAAATCTAAAATTAAAGAAGCAAGACAATTTGTTAATTTGATAAAATCAAATACAACAGAATCTATAGAAAAATCTAATAAACTTTTAAATAATATAAAAAAAAGTACTTTAAGTTTTAAAAAAACCAAGCAATCATTTGATAATAGCAAAAATTCATTTAGAAGAAATAATGTTTCAGCAGATGAATTAATAAAAACTATTAATGATTATATTGATAATCCAACTGAACAAAACTTAAAATTAGTTAAAGATAAAAAAAATATTGCAATTGATAAAAACAATTTATTTTCTAATAAAATTACATCATTGCAAAGTAAATTCAAAAAAACAGAGAATAATCTTCTAGAAAATACAGAAAATACATTAGAGCTAATAGAAAAATTAAAAAAAACAAAAGTTAGTATAAATAAATTAACAAATACTTATGTAGAACTTGACAGAATTAATCAATCTAAAAGAACAATAAAAAATTTAAATAATTCTACTTTAAATAAAATAAAAACAAAACCAATGTTTTCTTTTGACGGTAATGGCCATACAAAAAGTACACCTACAACAACAGAAGCACCTACCACAACAGAAGCACCTACCACAACAAGAGCAAGAACAATAGCAAGAACAAGAACAAGAACAATATTTTCTTTTGACGGTGATGGTTCTACAACAGAAGCACCTACAACAACAGAAGCACCAACTACAACGACTACAACGACTACAACAAGTACAACAACAAGTACAACAACAAGTACAACAACAAGTACAACAACAAGTACAACAACAAGTACAACAACAAGTACAACAACAAGTACAACAACACAACGACCAAATTGTGATACAATAAGAGAAAACATAAGAGAAAAAGAAATCCAAGTACTAAATAAGGAAACAAGTATTGCTGATAAAACAAAAGAACGAGAAGAACCTCAAAAATATTTAAATGACACTCAAAAAGAATATGACGAATTAAATGATAAAATAAACCAATTAATAGAAGATGATCCTAATAGTGATTCTAATAATGAATATAATGAACAAATACAAGATGAAATTGATAGATTATATGGTATTGTGTCCAATATTATAGACCTTGTAAGACAATATGAATTCGCAAACAATTCCATAAAATTTAACAATATAGAATTGCAAAAAATATATTCTAACGAAATTCTAGACCCATATGATCTGCTAAGAATATCGCAATATAAGGAAGACAACGAAGAGCGATTTAGAGCTATTGGTGACATTATGAATAATCCTGATTATACAGCCTATGGAATTGGTAACGATGGAATAGCTTCTGTGCGTAGCCTTGCTGATAACTTAAAAAATACAAAAAAAGAAACTACGCAATATACGCTTGATGAACTTGAATATTATAATTCTATCTTAAAACCTCTGCGAGAAAAAAGAAGTGAGGCCGAAGATAAAGATGATGAGTTAGAAGGCGATATAAACCAACTTCTTAATATGATTCAAACATTAAATGAAGAAATTCAAGAATTAGAAAATCAACTCTTAGATTGTGAGGAACCGCTTTAAAAAGAAATATATAAAAAAAAATTATAAAGTTTAACAATAAATAATTTTTACTTGACACATAATATGATTATTAATAATATAATTAAAGTTATGATACATATTCGGAGAATATCATGGAACTAAATTTTGAAACATTCAAAGAAGTTATCTGTGAATCTTTAGCAGATTCATGTTCTGTAGATGAAATAAACGAAATTACAAAAATCTTTGATTTAAAAGTTGATTCCTTGGATATGATGCAACTTATTTTTGATATTGAGATTAAATTTAAAATTAAAGTTGACGATACTATTTATAATAATTTAAATACAGGCATAACTTTAAAAGATTTATATGATAATGTCTTAAAATTCCAAATGTATTAATATATTCTTTTTTATTTCAATTGGTATATGATTTTTTATTATATTAAAAAAAGAATTTACATTTTTCTTTTCTTTAAAAATGTAATAGTTTTGTTTTTTAAATAAAGGAATGTCTAATAATTTAAAAAAATTTAATATATTTTCAAGTGATTTATTAGATGTATTTAATTTTAATCCACATTCATATTCATTGATAAATCCTTTATCTAAAAACCAACAAGCTATAGATAATGGTTTTAATGATTCTAATAATTTAAAAGATATTTGTTTGGTTCCTTTTTTATAAAAAATATTATAATGATTTTTTAATAATTCTGTCGATGATGAATTCCACCTATAATAATATTTATCTTCTATAAAAGATTTAGGTCTAGATAGTTTTTTTAATTCAAAAGCTTTACATCTAATCCAAATTGGATCTTTCTTAGGAGATCTCATTAAAAGATGTGGATTCTTAGATTTATCAGGAAATACAATAGAAGATGTTCCAAGCAATGTACCTGTTATAATTTGTGATTCTCTTTCACTTAAAGTTAAATTACTTTCAAAGTATTGCCATTTTTGAATCATATATTATTTACTTTTTTGGTAGGAATTCTAACCAAAAAATAAATAATTAATTTAAATTAAAAATATATAAATTAGACTTTAATTAAATTAAAAATTAAGTTTTTTAGAAAGGAACTTATTATGGGTGCTTCTAGTGTTAGCGGTAAAGGTGTAGGATCTGCTGAATCATCAAACAAAGGTGCTAGTGGTCGTCAAACTCTTGGAGTTTCACACTTAATTGGGCCTTATATTGGTGCAGCTAATTCTGTAACATGTTCAGGCGGTTCAAAAGTTGTTCAATTACCACAATTAAGTGATGATAATACAGAATGGATTGTATTAGTAACTAATACTGATGCTTCTAGTCCTGCTGCTACTTCTGCTTCCGCAGTTGATGCAAATTGGAAATTTACTGTATATGCAAGTGGAAGTGATGTTGTAAACTATATGGTAGTTTATAAAGGAATAGGATTGTAATTAAAAATTAAGTTTTTTAGAAAGGAACTTATTATGGGTGCTTCAAGTGTTACTGGTACAGGCGTTGGTGCAGCTTTTACCAAAGGGCCACACAATGGTCGTGATTATTTTGCTCCAATAGGTGCTGGTTGTGTTGTGGTAGCATGTGGAGAATGTACCACAGAGCCAGATACTACAGGTTCTGGCAATTGGCAAGTTATTGTGAGGCTACCAGAATTTCCAGAAGGTCCAGAAAAGTATGGCGTTTTTGCTATGCAATCTGACTTTACTAATAGTGATGGTCGTAATAACTATCCACCACATATCGAAAAGCTTGATGCCAACGGCAACAATGCTGATGAAGGTTGGGATAGTGGATTCGGTGGCTTCAATCTTCATACAGGCGATAATGATGAAAGAGTATTCATGTATCAAGTTGTTAAGTATGGTCTTAATGTAATTTAATGTAATGCAACTTAATATTACAGGGTTTATAAAACCCTGTAATATTTTTTTTATAGAAAGGAAAATAATTATGGGAGCAACATCAACAGAAGGTACAGGTAGTGGAGCAGTGGAGAATTCTTTTCCAAGAATTCAAAATAATATTAAACCAGAAAATGTAAGGAATTTATCAAACATAGTAGACCTTACTGCCTTTACTGGTGATCTTTTAGTTGGAACACTATGGGCATCAGATCAGGAATCTCTTGATCAAGAATCAGTAATTTGGGCTTCAAGTAATACAGAATATTTAGGATTATGGTGGGGTGGTCAAAGAGACATGGAAGAAAATTATGGTCCTGCTGTAAGTATTACTGTAGGCAATCACAGCCTTGATGATAATCTTGATGGTGGAGATAGTGCTAGCGATGAACATCAAGTAAACATTGATGTTGATAATAACAACTGGAGATTTCATGATAATGGCATTATGACATTACCAGATGGCGGAGATATTAAAGATTTTAATAACAATAATATTTGGATTAAAATATCTGATTTAAAGACTTTAGTTTCTAGCTGTGCTGATTTTGCTGCTTTTAAAACAGCAATAGCTGCACTTTAGTATCTTAATAAATATACTCATCTACATGAGTATATTTATTTGTAAGATATTTTTTAAAATTAATAGATAGTATAAGAATTGTTTATTTTAACAATTATAAAAAGGAGAATATTATGGGTGCTTCAAGTGTTACAGGTGTTGGCAATGGTGCAGGAGAGCCTAACAAAGGGCCATTAAACAATAGAACACAATATGTTTCTATTTTAGATCCACATGTTGTTTATAGTGGAACTGTTTATATTGAAGAAGGTAATAATGGAGAAGCCAATGTTGAACTTCCTGAATATGTTTGGGATGTTCCAGAAAAATTAACTATTGTTACTGCTGGCAAAGCTTGGGGTCTTTATAAAAATGTAAATGGTGATGGTCTTGTAACTAGCTTTACCATTTCAGGAAACAAGAAAAGAGATGTTGATTTCTTAGTTATCAAAGATGCAAATGGTAAGTTTGTTGATGGCGACTATGATAATTAATTTCATTATAGGTGAATATTATTACACCTATTGATAATTCTTTTTGGGAAGAGTTAAATAAAAATACATCCCCATGTGGACATCATTTGAAACATGGGGAAACTCTTCTAAGATGCAAAATGATTAATGAAAGTACTTTTAAATTAATAAAAATAATTTCATTCAATCCTTTTGAGGCAAATAAAACTTGCAAGTTTTTATGTAATTTAGCAGATAAAAATAAAATTACAATGTTAGGAATAGCTTATCCAACATTAGTTGGGCCTTCTGTTACAAAAAAAGATAAGTTTTTTTTGGGAATGAACCAAGAAAAATTATTAAAATGGTACAAAAAATTTGGTTGTGAAATAACAGAAATAGATGGCAAACATCATGTTAAAAGGAGTCCAAAATGAAGATTAAAGTTAAAATTGAAGAAACAAGAGTAGTAGTTACTAATAAAGATGACATTGTTATGAGTATTTGGAGTAATTCAATAATTGAAGATGCTGGCGGTTTACAATTATGTATTGATAAATACAAAGAAGGTAATCCTAAAGCAGAAATTGAAGTAATTGGTACAATTCCAACTACAACTCCTGTTCCAGAAGCAACAACTCCTGTTCCAGAAGCAACAACTCCTGTTCCAGAAGCAACAACTCCTGTTCCAGAAGCAACAACTCCTGTTCCAGAAGCAACAACTCCTGTTCCAGAAGCAACAACCCCTGTTCCAGAAGCAACAACTCCTGCTCCAGCAGTATAATTTTAAAAATATCTCATAAATTAACTAATATATTTTATGAGATATTTTAAATTACCTAAATGTCATATTGCATTTAACGCCAAAGTTGGTTCATCCACTTTGGCGTGTGCTATTGTAAAACAGTATTATCCTGAAGAATTAAAAAAAGCTTTAGATGATCACGAAAGAATTTGGTCAAGGTTTTCACAAAATTTTAAAGATAGTTTGCCAGAATCTTTTCAAAAAATGTTAAAAAATGAAAAATTAGATTCAATAGCTTTTTGGCAAAACATTTGTCCTTATTCAAAAGATCCAGATACAGTTGTTTTATTGCCTGTTCGTGATCCAATAGTTAGATTTGCTTCTACAGTAGCTTATCTTGAAATAGCTCCTGAAAAAGCAATTAAAGCACTTGAGAACGATGAAAATGTTGTATTGGAAAAAACAAGTATAAATTTAAGAAAAAACACTCATTTTCTTACGCAATCTTATTTGATAAAACCAATTACTAAACTTTATTTGTTTCCTGATGACTTAGAAAAATTATGCAAAGATGCAGAATTAAATTGGCCAATGGAAAAAGTCAATGAAGGAAAGTTTGAAAAGCCAAAACTATCAGAAGATATCATTGAAAGAGTCAAGTCTTATTATTCTGAAGATGTAAAATTATATAAAATATTAAAATAAATTTATACACATTATTATAATAATACATGGAAAAAGAAGAGCCAATTAGAAATTTAAATCTTCTGGTTAATCAGAACATACCAGAAGGAAAGAAAAGCTTTAAAGTTGGATATATTCATCATCCAAATGGCAGCTTTGAAAAACAAATTATGATTGATGGAATAATTCTTGATTATTCCATAGATATGTCTGCTTTTTACGAAGCACATAGAATGGGCCTTGGGAAACAAATTAAAGAAGATATAGCAAAGCATTTTTTAAAATGTGTATCTGAAATGGTTGGCAGATATGTTACAGCACCAGAAGTAATGGCAGCTGAAAAATTAGGTTATATTTAAACATTTTTAGACCAAATAGTATTCTTAGTAAGATTTTTATACAATGGTTTAAATTCATATTTTTTAAAGAAATTTATATTAGCAGAAATATCATCTCCGATTAATAATATTTTTGCTTTATTAAACATTAAAAAATTTCCATGAATTTTAAAAAATGATTGATAGCTTAATGAATTCAAGTGAATTAAAATTACATTGGTTGGTTCATTAAAGCCTTTTACAATATCTAATGATTTTTTATTTGATATAAAAAAATCTTTTAAATCTTTAGACAAGACTTCAGCATCACTTTTAAATTTCTTAATAGATATATTATCGTTATCTTGACTAGTTTTTATAAAATTAAAAATCAAAGCTTCTCTATCACTTAATTCATCAATCTTTTTCTTGTCTATTTTTAAACTTTTTACTTCATTGATAAATTCTTTTAAATTATCCCTAATTTCTCTAAATATTTCAGCATCTTCTGGTTTTAAAAAATGAATTAAGTTATTGTTTTTTTTATTTAAATATTTAATAATGCTAGTTTTTTTAACATTAATTTCAACAAAAAAATCTGCTTCTAATGATTTAAATATTTTATCTAAAACTTCGCTTGGTATTTTTATTTCTTTTGATTTTACATTGTACAAATCTTTAATCAATTTTACTCCTGTAAATTTCATTTATAAAACAATTGCAAATATCACAGTTTATATCCCAAGGCCCATATCCTAAATTCTTACCATTCCAAAACCAACAATTTTTTTCCTTGAAATTTTTATTATAACATTCAACGCAAATAGATTGTATTTTTTGTTTGTCTTTATCTAAAGATGTATCTATGTAAAAAAAGCAATCTTTTTGTATCAAATTTTAAACTCCATAATATTAATTATTATAGTTTTATTTAATTAAAATCTTATCAAATTCTTGCATTTGTAAAAATAAATGAGGAAACATTGGCGGGCTACTTTTTTCTTCTATAATAAACCTTAGTTTGCCAGATTCTTCTTTATTTATCTCTATTAATTTATTAATTGGTATTATTACAGATATGTTAGGAAATGGTAATATAGTTTCGTTCCATTCTATAACTCTAATTGCTTGAGATATAGCGATTAATTTATTATCTTTGTATATTGGGCCACCAGAGTCTCCCATGACCATAGGTATATTAGTAAAAAATGTACCTTTGAATAACTTATCGTTTTGTTTTTGAGTAATTATCTTTCCATATCCTAATTTTGGCAAATTAGATAATCCATATCCAACACTAATTATATCATCAGCTATAAAAATATCATTTTTAAAATCAATTTCTGCTACAGCTTGTTTTTCATCTGTTCTAAATTGAATTATAGAAATATCATTGATTTGATTTTCATATATAACTGTACTGTAATAACATTCAACTTTGTTATTTATATTCGTAAGTTCTATAATAATTTTATTGTTTTTAGTAACATGATTACAAGAAATTACAATATTTGAATAACTTTTATCTTTCATAAGATATGATTTAATAATAACACCACTTCCTATGCTTTTTTTAGCATAGGAAAGTAGTTTTACTGATGGCAACAAACATTTATTTTGCAAGTCAATATTTATAGCATGTAAAAAATTTAAAACAAATAAAAACAAATACATAAAGCCAAAATTAATTAGAATTTTTTTTATCATTATTATTTTTTCTATTAAAAAAAACCAATGGAATTCTAGGTTTTAAATCAGTATAAAATATAATTTTATCTGGTTTATGTTTAAATAGTGAATCTGACTTTTTTGTTTTTACTATTTTCATTTTTTAATACTAAGAAGGCGGATTCATTCCTTGTTGCATACCACCG